AAGGTACTCAAGGTGCAATTGGTGCTCAAGGTACTGTAGGTTCTCAAGGTACTGTAGGTTCTCAGGGTACTCAAGGTCTTCAAGGTCTACAGGGACTTCAAGGTACTCAAGGTACTGTAGGTTCTCAAGGACTTCAGGGAACCCAAGGACTTCAAGGTACTCAAGGTCTTCAAGGTCTACAGGGACTTCAAGGTACTCAAGGTACTGTAGGTTCTCAGGGTACTCAAGGTCTTCAAGGTCTACAGGGACTTCAAGGTACTCAAGGTACTGTAGGTTCTCAGGGTACTGTAGGTTCTCAGGGTACTCAAGGACTTCAGGGAACCCAAGGACTTCAAGGTACTCAAGGTCTACAGGGACTTCAAGGTACTCAAGGTACTGTAGGTTCTCAGGGTACTCAAGGTCTTCAAGGTCTACAGGGACTTCAAGGTACTCAAGGTACTGTAGGTTCTCAGGGTACTGTAGGTTCTCAGGGTACTCAAGGTCTTCAAGGTACTCAAGGTACTGTAGGTTCTCAGGGTACTCAAGGTCTTCAAGGTCTACAGGGTCTTCAAGGTACTCAAGGTACTGTAGGTTCTCAGGGTACTCAAGGTCTTCAAGGTCTACAGGGTCTTCAAGGTACTCAAGGTACTGTAGGTTCTCAGGGTACTCAAGGTCTTCAAGGTCTACAGGGTCTTCAAGGTACTCAAGGTACTGTAGGTTCTCAGGGTACTCAAGGTCTTCAAGGTCGTCAAGGTACTCAAGGAACTATTGGATCACAAGGTACTGTAGGTTCTCAGGGTACTCAAGGTACTCAAGGTCTTCAAGGTCTACAGGGACTTCAAGGTACTCAAGGTACTGTAGGTTCTCAGGGTACTCAAGGCCTTCAAGGTCTACAGGGACTTCAAGGTACTCAAGGTACTGTAGGTTCTCAGGGTACTCAAGGTCTTCAAGGTCTACAGGGACTTCAAGGTACTCAAGGTACTGTAGGTTCTCAGGGTACTCAAGGTCTTCAAGGTCTACAGGGACTTCAAGGTACTCAAGGTACCGTAGGTTCTCAAGGAACTATTGGTTCTCAAGGTCTTCAAGGTGCTGAAGGAAACTTTGGTGGTGCTACTTTTAACTATACTTTTGATACTAATACTGTTGATAGTGATCCTGGAATTGGAAGACTTAAATTTAATAGTTCTAATATTACAATTGCTTTAAATCTTTATATTGATGACCAGGATGATAATTCGACAGATATACAACCTTTCTTAAGAACAATTGATGATAGTACTTCAACAATTAAAGGTCACTTCCGCATTTCTAATCGTTTAAATGCTTCTGATTTTGCACTCTTTACAATTTCAAGCGTAACTGAAAAAACTGGATATTTTGATGTTTCTTGTTCTTATGTTTCTGGAAGTGCAGTTGCTTTTGATAATAATGAAGATATAATTATAACTTTTGCAAGAACTGGTGACAAAGGAGATCCTGGAGTTCAAGGTACTATTGGTTCTCAAGGGATCCAGGGACTTCAAGGTACTCAAGGTGCAATTGGTGCTCAAGGTACTGTAGGTTCTCAAGGTACTGTAGGTTCTCAGGGTACTCAAGGTCTTCAAGGTCTACAGGGACTTCAAGGTACTCAAGGTACTGTAGGTTCTCAGGGTACTCAAGGTCTTCAAGGTCTACAGGGACTTCAAGGTACTATTGGATCACAAGGTACTCAAGGTACTCAAGGTCTTCAAGGTCTACAGGGACTTCAAGGTACTCAAGGTCTTCAAGGTCTACAGGGACTTCAAGGTACTATTGGATCACAAGGTACTCAAGGTACTCAAGGTCTTCAAGGTCTACAGGGACTTCAAGGTACTCAAGGTACTGTAGGTTCTCAAGGTACTGTAGGTTCTCAGGGTACTCAAGGTCTTCAAGGTCTACAGGGACTTCAAGGTACTCAAGGACTCCAGGGACTCCAAGGAAATAATAATGGTGGATTTACTCTAGTTGATGATACTTCTACAAATGCAACAAGATATATTTTATTTGATGATGTTACTTCAGGTATTGTTACTACCGCAAATGTATCTTCAACAAAACTTCAGTTTAATCCCTCTACAGGTGCTGTTGGAATTGGTACAGTAATTGATATTGTTCCTTACGACACATTAAATAATGGAACTCTTTCTTGGGAAGGTTCTGCTGGACAGTTATTCTCTATTACCAATAATTTAACATCTGGTTCTATTTTCTCTGTCAATGATGTTTCCGGAATTCCAAGCATTGATGTAGATGCCAATGGTACTGTTGAACTTGCTCCATTTGGTGGAAATATTGGTATTGGACTTACAGATCCAACACAAAAAGTTGATTTAAATGGTAATTTAAGACTTCGTGGAGGTCTTTATGATGTAAATAATCAAGTCGGTGCCGCTACTTCAGTTCTTTTATCAACTGGATCTGGAATTAGGTGGGAATCAATTGCTACCGCGGCTCTTCAAGGTATTCAAGGTACTCAGGGATCTATTGGTTCTCAAGGTACTGTAGGTTCTCAAGGTGCCATTGGTTCTCAAGGTGCCATTGGTGCTCAAGGTTCTGTAGGATCTCAGGGTGCTATCGGATCTCAAGGTATCATTGGTACTCAAGGTGCAATTGGTGCTCAAGGTACTGTAGGTTCTCAAGGTGCCGTTGGATCACAAGGTCTTCAGGGACTTCAAGGACTCCAAGGTCGTCAAGGTACTCAAGGATCTATTGGTTCTCAAGGTACTGTAGGTTCTCAAGGTACCATTGGTTCTCAAGGACTTCAAGGACTCCAGGGTCTTCAAGGCACTCAGGGATCTATTGGTTCTCAAGGTGCTGTAGGTTCTCAAGGTACTGTAGGTTCTCAAGGTACTGTTGGTTCTCAAGGACTTCAAGGACTTCAGGGTACTCAAGGTACTGTAGGTTCTCAAGGTGCCATTGGTTCTCAAGGTACTGTAGGTTCTCAAGGTACTGTTGGTTCTCAAGGACTCCAGGGACTTCAAGGACTCCAGGGTCTTCAAGGCACTCAGGGATCTATTGGTTCTCAAGGTGCTGTAGGTTCTCAAGGTACTCAAGGTATTCAAGGACTTCAGGGTCGTCAAGGTACTCAAGGTACACAAGGACTACAAGGAATTCAAGGAAACAATAATGGTGGAGTTGGAATCGCAACATTTGGGGGTATTGTAGGTGTAGGAATTACCTTAATTGATTTTAGAGGTGCGGGAGTTTCTACAATTACCACACCAGTTTCAGGAATTACTACTATTAATATTACTGGTGGTGGCGGTAGTGGAGGATCTATAAGTGTTGTTGACGACACTTCTACAAATGCTACAAGATATCTGCTATTTGATGATACTACTAGTGGAACGGTATCTACAATAAATGTATCTTCTACAAAATTAACTTTTAACCCATCAACAGGAAATATGGTTGTTGGTGGAACTGTAACTGCAAATTCTGATGAAAAACTTAAAATAAATATTAAAACTATTGATAACGCATTAAATAAGGTATTATCTCTTCGTGGAGTTGAATATGATCGTATAGATAATGGAGAGCATCAAATTGGTGTAATTGCTCAGGAAGTTGAAAAAATTATTCCTGATGTTGTTTATGGTGATGAAACTAAATCTGTTGCCTATGGTAATATTGTTGGTCTTTTAATTGAAGCAATTAAAGATCAAAATAGAAAAATAAAGGATTTAGAAAAAATATTAGAAGGGGGTAAATGATATGTCTGTTGAGATTGGTTCTAATTTAATTACAGGAATTTCTACTGTAACAAGTGGAACTGATGCTGCTTATAAAGGATATTTGGATAGTAAAGGATTAATTCCAAGCATTTCTGGAAATGAAAATAAATTTCTCTTTACAGATGGAAGTGTTGTATCTTGGGAACAAATTCAAGCAACTCAAGAATATACAACGGCGGGAACTTATACATTTAACTTACCATTACAAGCAAAAGAATTTCTAATAGAAGCAACTGGTGCAGGTGGTGGTGGAGCAAGTGGAAATATTGATGGAAGTTCTTATGTTAGTGCAAGTATTTGGATTTCAAGAACTTCTGCTATTGGAGCTAGTAATGGTAATACTTTAACTTTTGCAAACGGTATTTATATTCTTGCTGGTACTCAAGCAATAATATCAACAACAACGGATTCTGTTAATTGGACTTTAAGAACTAGTGGAATTGCCGGAACTAATACTATTAGTGATGTTGAATATATTGGAGGACTTTATGTTGTTGGATGTAATGCTGGTATCTTATCTACATCAACAAATGCAATTGAATGGACTTTAAGAACTTCTGGTTTTGGTACTAATACTATTAGTGCTTTTTCTTATTCGACATTTTATCTTGCTGGGGGTTCTGCTGGATTCTTAACCACTTCAACAAACGCAATTGTTTGGACCCTAAGAACTTCTGGTTTTGGTGGTAATCAAATTTTTTCTCTTTCTTTTACAAATAGTACTTATAATGCTAGTGGTAATGCTGGATTCTTAACCACTTCAACAGATGCAATCACTTGGACCCTAAGAACTTCTGGTTTTGGTAATAATAGTATTAATGATCTTATTTATGCAAATAGTACTTATGTTGCTGCTGGTAATGCTGGTATCTTATCTACATCAACAAATGCAATTGAATGGACTTTAAGAACTTCTGGTTTTGGTACTAATACTATTAGTGCTCTTACTTTTGGTAATAATACTTATCTTGCTGCGGGTTCTACTGGATTCTTATCTACATCAACAGATGCAATCACTTGGACTTTAAGAACTGCAGTTTTTGAGAATCAAAATGCTAATGCTCTTACCTTTGGAAACAATATTTATCTTGCTGGTGGTAATGCTGGAACATTAAGAACTTCCACAACTACTATATTTGGATTCTCAGGTGGTGGAGGTGGTGGAGGAGCATCAGCATCTTGGATACTTTCTAAAGATCAAATCACAGGGTCTTCATTATCTGTAAGTATCGGTGCTGGTGGAACTGCTGGAACTGCTGGTGCCGGAACTACAATATCTTGGACTGGACCATTAGGAACTCATTCAGTTACAGTAAATGGTGGAAGTCCTGGAAGTAATACTGGTTTAGCATTGGGTGGTAATGGTGGAATAATACCTGAAAATTCTACAAATTATCTCCAAGTATCTAACGGTTCTACTGGTGCTCCAGGATTTGTAAATCAAACAACTGCTGCATTTTCTGCACCAGCTACCACATTAATATTTCAAACCTCTGGTGGTGGAGGTGGGGCATATACTTCTGATACTGCTCTTGTTGGTGGCGCTGGAGGAGTAATTAACTATTATAGTAATATATCAGGAACTCTATCGAATCAAATCGACGGAAGTACAGGATTAAATATTACTGGTCTGTCTTATGGTGGTGGTGGAAGTGGTGGTGGAAGTTCATCATCAATTGCTCCTATTATTTGGACCTTAAGAACTTCTAGTTTTGGTACTAATACTATTAATGCTCTTACTTATTCATCATTTTATGTTGCTGGCGCCAGTGGTGGAAGATTAAATACTTCAACAGACGCAATCACTTGGACTTTAAGAACTTCTGGTTTTGGTAATATTGGTATTAATGCTCTTACTTTCGATAATAATACTTATGTTGTTGCTGGTGATAGTGGAGCATTGGGCACTTCAACAGACGCAATCACTTGGACTTTAAGAACTTCTGGTTTTGGTGCTAATTTAATTTATGCTCTCATTTATGCAAACAATATTTACATTGCTGGAGGTCAAAATGGATATCTAAGTATCTCAACAAATGCAATCGCTTGGACTTTAAGAACTTCTGGTTTTGCCACTAATTCTATTTTTGCTCTTACTTTTGGTAATAATACTTATGTTGCTGCTGGTGGTACTGGAAGATTAAACACATCAACAGATACAATCACTTGGACCTTAAGAACTGCTAGTTTTGGTATAGCTAGTAATTTTATTTATGCTCTTACTTTTGCAAATAATACCTATCTAGTTGGTGGTCAATCTGGAAAATTAAACACCTCAACGGATGCAATCACTTGGACCTTAAGAACTTCTCGTTTATCTGGTAATCAAATTAATTCTATTATTTTTAATAATAATACTTATATTGCTGCTGGTTCTGGTGGAGTATTGAACACATCAACAGATGCAATCATTTGGACCTTAAGAACTTCTAGTTTTGGTGCTAATTCTATTCAAGAACTTACTTTTGGAAACAATACTTATGTTGCTGGTGGTCTTTCTGGAACATTAAGTACTTCAAATTCTCAAATTTTTGCAGGAAATGGGGGTGATGGTTCTAAAGGTGGTGGCGGCGGGGGTGGTGGTTATGAGGAAACCACGAATACCGTAGGTACTGGTGGTACTGGTGGTGATGGTTATGTACGTATTAGTTGGTACTAGGGAGGGTAAATAAATGACAACCGCAGGTTCTAATTTTATTTCTGGTATTACTACATCTATATTTGAACCGACTGATGTGGTTAATAAAAACTATGTAGATGCAAATATTCAAGAACTACCATCGCAAACTGGAAATACTGGTAAGTTTCTTACAACAACTGATGGAACGAATCTTTCTTGGGATTATGTTTCTAACTACCAAGAATTTACGACACCTGGAGAACAGACTTTTAATGTTCCAAGTTATGCAAATCTTTTGTATATTGAAGCAGTAGGTGCTGGTGGTGGGGGGAGTGCCGGACAAACCACAGCACAGTCAGCAATTACTTGGACCATAAGAACTGCTAGTTTTGGTGATAATATTAATGCTCTTATTTTTGGTAATGATACTTATATTGCTGTTAGTAATACTGGAAGATTAAATACATCAGCAGATGCAATCACTTGGACCTTAAGAACTTCAAGTCATGGTTCTAATGCTATTCTTTCTCTTACTTATAGTGATACTACTTATCTTGCTGGTGGTACTAATGGAAGATTAACCACTTCAACAGACACAATTACTTGGACCTTAAGAACGTCAAGTTTTTCTATTGATGATATTAATGCCCTTACTTATACAACTTTTTATATTGCTGCTGGTTCTCGTGGAGTATTGAACACATCAACAGATGCAATCACTTGGACCTTAAGAACTGCTAGTTTTGGTATTGTTGCTAATAATATTAATACTCTTACTTTTGGAAATAATACTTATGTTGCTGGTGGTGCTGGAAAATTAAATACCTCAACAGACGCAATCACTTGGACTTTAAGAACTTCTGGTTTTGGGTCTAATTCTATTTTTGTTCTTACTTATGCAAACAATATTTACATTGCTGGAGGTCAAAATGGATATCTAAGTATCTCAACAGACGCAATTGTTTGGACTTTAAGAACTTCTGGGTTTACTAGTGATATTGATGCTATTACCTATGGTGGTAATACTTATGTTGCTGGTGGTTATTTGGGAGTCTTAAATACATCAACCAACACAATTGCTTGGACCTTAAGAACTTCTGGTTTTGGTACTAATACTATTAGTGCTCTTACTTTTGGTAATAATACTTATGTTGCTGGTGGTGCTAGTGGGAGATTAACTACCTCATACTCACAAGTATCAGGACAAGGAGGAGCATCAGGTTCTTATACTTCTTGGTACATTCCAAAGTCAATTGTAACCTCAAACATCACAGTCAATCCTGGTGTTGGTGGAGTAGGAGGAACTACAGATGCAGCAACAGGTTCTGCAGGAACAGAAACTATAGTATCTTGGTCTGGTCCTGGAGGAACTTATACAATTACGGCATCTGGTGGTTCAGTAATAGCACCAGGAGCAGCACAACTTACAAGTCAATCAAGTTCTTTTTATACCACTGCAGGTCTTTATGGTGGAAATGAATCTGCAATTGGTGCGGGTATCACTGCAACAGCACAAACCAATCAATTCCAACCAACAGGTGGTGGAAGTGGTGCTGGTTCTACTTCAAGTGCTGGTGGTTCTGGAGGTTCAATTAATGTTTATGGAATTACCACATCAGCATCTGGGGGAACTTCATCAGGAACTAACGGAACAAATGCAGTAGCAATCTCTGGACTTCCTTATGGTTATGGTGGAGGTGGAGGTGGAGCAAGTGTTTCTATTGCAGCAAACGGTGGTAATGGAGTTCGTGGAGGTGGTGGAGGTGGTGGAGCAACCAATGGATCTTCTTTTGGTAATGGGGGTAATGGTGGAAATGGTTATGTTAAAATTACTTGGTGGTAAATAAATACCATTACGGAGAATAGAAGTAAATGGCGACATTAGACAGCAATAAAGTTACTGGTGTAAGTGTAGTATCTAATGCAACTGATGCAGTAAACCGACAGTATGTTGATCAATATATTGATAATAATACACTTCCAAGTACAACTGGAAATGCTGGAAAATTTTTAGCAGTCCAAGCAGATCAAAAAACCTGGGAACCCATAAACTCTTCAACAACCTCATCAACAGATCCAGTAACATATAAAGGTTTTCAAGAGTTTACAACACCAGTATCACAAACATTTTTTATTCCCCCAACAGCAACACAGTTTTATATTGAAGCAATCGGTGCTGGAGGTGGTGGAGCATCAGGACGACCCGTAGGAACAATCGGTTCTGGTGGTGGAGGAGGTGGAGGTGCTTATAATGCCTGGTTGATTCGTCGTGGAGAACTTGGAAATGCTTCTACGATGACTGTGACACCTGGTGCTGGTGGTCTTGGTGGAAACAATCGTGGTATGAGTATCAGTACTGATGGTATTAATTGGATACAACAAAATAGTCAGTTTTTTACTAGTATCATTTACTCACTCATCTTTGCAAACAGTCTTTATGTTGCTGCTGGTTCTGGTGGAGTCTTAAGTACCTCAATAGATGCAATCACTTGGACTTCAAGAACTCCTGGTTTTGGTACTAATATTATTCTTGCGCTCACCTTTGGAAACAGTACTTATGTTGCTGGCGCTAATGGTGGGAGATTAAATACTTCAACTAATGCAATTGTTTGGACTTTAAGAACTGCTGGTACTACTTCTAATATTAATGCACTAACCTTTGCAAATAATACTTATATTGCTGGTGGTAATTTTGGAGTCTTAAATACTTCAACAGATGCAATCACTTGGACTTTAAGAACTTCTGGTTTTTCTACTAATTTAATTTATGCACTCACTTTCGGAAACAGTACTTATGTCGTTAGTGGTGGTAATGGACTCTTAAGTTCATCAACAGATGCAATTGTTTGGACTTTAAGAACTGCTAATTTTGGTACTAATAATATTAGTACACTCACCTTTGCGAACAATAATTATTTTGCTGCTGGTCAAAGTGGAATCTTAAATACCTCAACAGATACAATTCATTGGACTTTAAGAACTTCTGGTTTTGGTGTTAGTAATATTAATGCACTCATCTTCGCAAACAGTACTTATGTTGCTTCTAGTAATACTGGAATCTTAAATACCTCAACAAATGCAATTGTTTGGACTTCAAGAACTTCACTTTTCCAAGGACAAGGCATTCTTGCTTTAACCTATGGAACCACCTTTGTTGCTGGTGGTTATTCTTCTGGTGGTGGTTCTTCTGGTGGTTCTACAACGGTCACTTGGACTGGAAACACTCCAACAGGTACTGCAACTTATACATTATCTTCTTCTTCTGGTGGTGGTGCAAGTGATAATGCAATTACATCAGGAACCGCCGCTCCCGCAGCATCAGTCACACTCAATCCTCTTTTAACTTCTGCTGGTCTTGCTGGTGGTAATGGATTTTCTTCTGGTTTTGGTTCAAATGACTCAACACAAGCAAACAGATTCCAAGTGACTGGTGGCGGAAGTGGTGCAATGAATACTAGGCCTGGGGGTAGTGCGACTACTTATTATTATGGAAATACTTATACAAATGGTGGAAGTGAAACTGGTGGAAATGGTGGTGATGGTATTCCTGGATCTTATACTGGTTCTTATGGTTCTGGTGGAGGTGGCGGAGGTGCTTTGAGTACCGGTTTAAATAGTTGGTATACAAGAACTGCTGGTTTTGCTACTAATGCTGTTAGTGCTCTTACTTTTGGAAATAATACTTATGTTGCTACTGGTGCTTCTAGTGTATTAAGTACCTCAACAGATGCAATAAATTGGACTATAAGAACTTCTGGTAATATTTCACAATTTAATGCACTCATCTTTGCAAACAGTACTTATGTTGCTGCTGGTAATAGTGGATCTTTAGGTACCTCAACAGATGCAATTAACTGGACTTTAAGAACTTCTAGTCTTGGCGCAAGTACTGCTAATGCGCTCATGTTTGGCAACAGTACTTATGTTGTTTCTGGTACTCAAGCAACAATAAGATCATCAACAGATACAATTAACTGGACTATAAGAACTTCTGGGATTGCAGGTACTAATACTATTAGTACGAGTAGTTTTGGAAACGGTATTTATATTGTTGCCGCTAATAATGGAATTATTTCCACTTCAACAGATGCTATTGTTTGGACTTTAAGAACTGCTGGTACTACTGCTGGTATTGCTGCATCTCTTTTTGCGAATAATACTTATTTCCTTGGTGGTGGTGCATATATATCTGCATCAACAGATGCAATTAACTGGTCTTTAAGAACTTCTGGATTATCAACTAACAATGCCTTAACATTTGGAAATGCTACTTATGTTATCTGCGCCAATACTGGGGGATTAACCACATCAACAAATGCTATTGTTTGGACTGCAAGAACAACTGGTTCGTCTAGTAGTTTAACAGAACTTACTTTTGGAAATAATACTTATGTTGCTGGTGGTGCTAGTGGTACTATACTTACTGCAATCTCAACAATCGCATCAGTAGCAGGAAATGGAGGGAACGGCACCCGAGGAGGTGGCGGCGGCGGCGGTGGATACTCTATAGAACAAAATAAATTTGGAATTGGTGGAAATGGTGGAGATGGATATGTAAAAATTACCTGGTGGTAAAAAACGCATACATATGGTAGAATGACTTTAAAATGATTTTCACACATGCCGTTAAATTATACAAATCAATCTTCAAACACAAGTCTTAAAGGAAAAACAATCGCATTTTGTCTTCCAGGATTAATGTATTCTGGAACCTTTATGACACAATTTGTAAGACTTTTATTTGACCTCAATCAACAAGGAATTAATTTTTATATCTCTCAACAATACAGTTCAATGGTGAATCATGCCAGAACTGATTGTTTACAAGCAGATAATTATGCAGGAACAATGCTGACTCCTTTTAGGGGAAAAGTTCCTTATGACTATATCATGTGGATTGATAGTGATATCATCTTCAAGACAGAAGACTTGATGGAACTTCTAAAAATGAATAAAGATATTTCTGCTGGTTGGTATTGTCAATCAAATGGTGGAGCACTTTCTAATCAAACCACCGTTGTTGAATCTATGAACGACCAAGAACTTTATGAAAAGGGTTCAAATCGTTATGAGACTGTTGAAGATATGGCAAGAAGAACAGAACCATTTAAAGTGGACTATTGTGGTTTTGGGTGGATATTGATTAAAAAAGGTGTTTATGAGAAAATACCTTATCCTTGGTTTGTTCCTCGTGTGATTCAACTTCAAAAACCTGACGGAACAATTCTTGAGGATGTTTGTTCCGAAGATATCTCAATGTGTCAGGACTTTAAAAAATATGGTTTTGATATTTGGGTTCATCCAAAAGTTCGTGTCGGTCATCAAAAAATGATTATTCTGTAAATTTTATGTTAAATTATTACAATTCACCTCAACAAGCAACATTACCACACTTTAATGTAGTCATCACAACACCAGGAAACTCAATGTGTGCTGATTATGTAAAGTGTTTAATCTCAACTATTCATACACTTCAAGCAAATAATATTTCTTGGATTTACCAAAATGAATATGCTTCCTTGGTTACAAATGCTAGAGAAGCAACTATTACTGGAAGTCGTAATTTAGAAGTTTTTAATTCTTCACCAGGAAAAGGTCAATATACATACGACAAACTTTTTATGATTGATAGTGATATTCTCTGGAATCCAGAGCAGTTTTTAAGGTTATATTCCAGTGATAAGAGTGTCATTTCTGCTGTTTATTTTGAAGCACAGGGAGCAGACGCAATGATTCATCGACAAAAAGATGATTTCAAACCAATGAAGAGAGAAGAAATACAAATTCTTCAACAACTTGGTGAACCACTTGAGGTTTATGGAGTTGGTCTTGGGTTTATGTGTGTAAAGTCCGGTATTTTTGAATCACTCAAAAGACCATGGTTTAGCCTTGGTAAAGTCATTCAAGAAATTGATGGTGTTACTTACGAACTTCCATTGGGAGAAGATTTATACTTTTGTGAAAGAGTTGCAGAGCAAGGTCATAAAGTATTTGTAGATCCTAATATTATTGTTGGTCACGTTAAGAGTCATATTGTATGTTGAATTACAAAAACGAAAAAAAATTGAACAAAATGATTGTTGTTTTTTATCATCTATTCATTCCAGATACAAATAATATGTGGATTTGGTGGGTTGATGAACAGATGAGTCTGTTAAAATCTACTGGTCTTGCTGATAAGGCAACCATAAACATGTGTATCACTCTTCCACTTGGTCTGTATAATTCTAAAACTGGTCATTCTTATAATGAAATGGTGACTGGTTATATCAATGATAGATTTCCATTTGTAAATATTATTGATATGAGAAATACGGGAGAACAACCAAATTTTTATGAAGGACAAACTCTTGAAAAAATTTATGAGCATTGTTTAAACAATGATGGATATGTTTTCTATTTCCACAATAAAGGAATGAGTTCTTATTCAACTCATATTCCTGGCGCAATAAAAGATTGGCGTCACTATATGCAATACTATAATATCGAAAAGTGGGAAGATTGTATTGCTAAACTTGATGAAGGATATGATTGTTGTGGAGTTGATTGGGTAGAAAGGCACGACATTAAACTTGATTTCGTGGTTCAGCACTATGCAGGAAACTTTTGGTGGGCACGAAATGATTATATCCGTAAACTTAAACATCCATTAAAAATTGAAGAGTATATGGATTTAGAAGCGATGATGAGAGAATTACAAAACTATCGATATTGCTTTGAACTCTGGATGGCAACAGGTCTTCCAAAACAACACTGCTTCCATTATCGTCGTCATCATCAATATGATAATCAAGGATTAGAAAGGTATTTTACATACTATCCGCCAGAAATGTATCGTGAAGATGTTGAAAAAAATGAAACCACTTATGTGAAAAATAAACTTGATATTCTAATTGAAGTTGGAAGTCAAAATAACTTTAATTGGAAAGATCATAGACGATTTGCTGATTGGTTAGTTCGTAGAATAGAACCAGAAACAGTCGTTGATTTAGGTGTGGATTATGGATATTCTACATTTTGTTTTGCACTTGCCCAAAAAGGACATATCTATGGGATTGATAGTTTTGAAGGAGATCCATTTGCTGGGGTAAGAAATACTTATGATTATGTACTAGAAAAGCAAAAAGAACTAGAATTAAATAATATTACCTTTATTAAAGGATATTTTGATGATGTAGTAAAAATCTGGAACAAACCTATTGATATTCTCCATATTGATGGAATGCACGATTATGTATCAGTTAAAAATGATTTTGACAAATGGACTCCATTTTTAAAAGAAGGTGGTATAATTCTTATGCATGATACGATGGTAGATAATCCAGAGTTTGGTGTGAATAGATTCTTTAATGAAATCAATCTACCAAAAACAAATTTTAAGCATTGTAACGGTTTAGGTGTTGTATCCAAAGATATTAATATTATTAATGAAATTAATAAAAACTTTGAGGAGTTTATTAAATGAAGTTTAATTTAGTTCGCATTGTGCCAGATAATGGGTTTGATGTTCATGCACAAGTCTTTCATGAGATTGAGGCAGCAGTATTTTTTTCACTACAAAAATTAGGTTATGATGTAACTAATAGTGTCAATGATTTTAAGACTGATAGAAGAAACATTGTTTTTGGAATGCACCATTGTCCTGTTGATGTAGTAAGACACGATATTCCAAAAGATACAATCATATATTCTTTGGAACAAATGAGAGACCAACCAGAATGTATAAGATGGTGTCGTAAGTACCGTGGTCTTGAGGTATGGGATTACTCTATGAGAAATGTTGATGTTCTTCGTAAAGCAGGAGTAGAAAATATTAAACATTTTAAGATTGGTTATGTTCCAGAGATTTCATACTTTGAACGCAATAAACCAGAACAAAGGGACATTGATATTCTTGCTTATCTTTCCCCCTCTCCTCGCAGAGAGTACATTATGAAACAGTTTGCTAATAATAAAAATATCAATTTTGTTGCAGTTCAATCAACTTATGGTGATGCGAGGGATGAACTAATTAAAAGAGCAAAACTTGTGATTAACCTACATAATCACGATAATCAAATCTTTGAGATGGTAAGAGTCACTCATCTTATCCAGAATAAAGTTCCTGTAATTTGTGAAAGAAATCCAGATACAGATTTCCCCGACTATATGGAAGGAACAGTATTCACTTCAACTTATAATAGTTTTGTAGACACTGTTTATAAACTTCTTAAAAAACCAGAAGAACTAGATGCCCAAACAGAAAAAGGACTAGAAATTTTTAAAAAATCACCAATGGAAAACTTTTTGAAAGAGGTACTATGAAAAAAGTTGTCACAAAACCAGAATACTTACACAATAATATGCCTCCTCTTCTGGAAGCAGTTCTTAATCCCGATGGAGTAGGAGGTACTGAAATTATGGGTCGTGCCTGGCAGGATTATGTTCTTCCTGCTGCTCCTGACCTTGCTGATTGGCACTGGGCAGTTATTCCAGGCGACAATACTCTATCTCCCGATAGTTCTAATATTGTCTGGTTACACCCTCATCATATGGAAGAGGGTATCGAAAGACTGCTGGATAAAGAGTTTCAAAAGCATTTTAAGGCATATGTTTTTGTTTCTAATTGGCAGTATGAAAGATTTGGTGAACGACTTCAACTACCAATGGAAAAGTGTTTTGTTCTTAAAAATGCAACACAACCATTCCCAGTTCATAAGAAACCAGAAGGAAAACTGCAATTGATGTTCCATTCAAATCCTATTCGTGGTTTGGATATTCTTCTTGAAAGTATTAAACTCATTCCAGAAGAAGACTTTGAACTTCATATTTTTCACGAAATTGACCCTGATGAAAGAAAGAACCAATATCAGCAAGGTCTTCAAACCTACGAATATGCACATATTAATCCACAAGAAGAGCAGTTTCTTCGTTATTGTTTGAAACTTGCAAATGAAGATAAGAGAGTTGTTCGTCACACACGTACTAACAACTCTAAGATTCGTGAGCAACTGTTGAATACTCATATTTTTGCTTACCCTACTTACTTTATGGAGACTTCCTGTATTTGTATGATTGAAGCATTGTGTGCTGGTTGCTCTGTTCTTTCTTCCAATCTTGCTGCCCTACCCGAAACTGGTCTTGGGTTTGCGAGACATTATGGTTTTATTCCAGATCGCCAAAAACATATTGAAAGATTTACGAGAGAACTTAAAAGAACCATTACCGAATACAGAAATGGTGAATTCGATAGTACTCAACAAGTAGAAATATCCAATAAATATTATAGTTGGGAAACCAGAGTACAAGACTGGGTACAATTTTCAAAAGAACTTTGGAGGAAATTTTAATGAAAACTACAACACTAACACTACCTTTGGATCATCTTTACTATTTGACTTCTGATCCTAATAATGATACTGGTTATACTATCGAACAAGTTCAAGCAATGATTGATGAGAAAGGTGGTGCTTTTGAAATCGAGGCAACTATTACTCATCCAACACCACCACCTTATAGTGTAGAATGGGATATTGAACAGCATCAAGCAAGAATTGATAATAATCAAGAAATTCTCGCTCAACTTCAAACACATCTAGCAACTCTTGAAGAAGGAACAGGAAATTATCTTACAGTACAACAACAGATTGAGTCTATTGAATCTGATATTGTAATGTGTCAAGAACATATTGCAAGTCTTTCTTAATATTTAATAATTTAAAATCTTATGAATTTTGTAAAATTTGCAATTGATAATGGTGGTTCTATACATCCATTGATTATTCCTAATAATGAGTTGATGGGACCATCTATTACCAATCCTTCGGTATATAATGATAATGGTAAAATTCTTGTTAATTTAAGAAATATTAACTATACACTTTATCATGCAGAAAAAAATAAATATGAAAATCATTGGGGACCTTTAGTTTATATTCATCCCGAAAATGATATGCATCTTCGCACTTGGAATTATCTGTGCGAATTGGATGAAAATATGAGAATAAAATACTATTCTCGTATAGACACATCAAGTTTTCCAGATAAAGAATTGTGGGAATTTGTTGGATTAGAGGATTGTCGTATTGTCAGGTGGGATGATAAATTATACGTTTCTGGTGTACGTAGAGACCTTGATAATATCGGCACTGGTCGTATGGAACTTTCTGAACTGGAGTTGGATAATACTACTGTAAAAGAAGTATCACAGTTTCGTATTCCAACTCCTGTAGATAAAGATTCCTATTGTGAGAAAAACTGGATGCCAGTTACAGATCTCCCTTACTATTATGTAAAATGGACTAATGGTACAGAAGTTGTCAAGGTTGATCCAGAAACTCAATCATCTAAGCAAGTTTTTTTGGGTAATTGGAGAGATTTAGGATGTGGTGATCTTAGAGGGGGATCGCAGGTAATTCCTTTCGGTGAATATAGAATGTGTGTAGTTCATGAAACATCTCTCTATAATAGCGAAGCTGGAAAAAAGGATGGAACTTATCGCCATCGTTTTGTATTATGGGATAAGAATTGGAATATTGTAAAAATTTCTCCCCAGTTTTCTTTTATGGATGCAAAAATTGAATTTTGTTGTGGTCTTACTGAATATAACAATGATTTTATTATCACATATGGATTTCAAGATAATGCCGCATATCTACTAAGAATTCCACAAAAGACTGTAAATAACTTTATTTTTAATTAAAATGTCTTCTCTCAATATTGATATTGTTAACGGTATATTAGAAAAATTTCAACAAAATATAAGTCAATATGATGTTCTAATTGAATCTGGAACTCTTGGTGGTCAGACAATTATTAATCTTCAACCACATTTCAGAACACTTCATACAATAGAATTATCTGAACATTATTATAATTATTTCGACAAAGTTAAACAAGAAAAAAATTATCAAAATGTTGTAAATCATTTTGGAGATACTGCAAAAGTATTACCAGAAATTTTAAAAACACTAACAACAAGAAATAAAGTTATTTTTTGGTTAGATGGACATTGGTCTTCTGGTAACACTGCAAAGGGTAATAAAGATTGTCCTTTGATTGAAGAATGTATTTCAATTGATAATCTTTATTTTGCAAGCACTGGAGTAATTTTAATTGATGATTATCGCTTATTTGGTACTCATTATGCTGAAGATTGGAGTGAAATAACTCTCGAAAGTATTGTTAAATGTTTCGTTAAACATAAAGTTCAGCATTTTATTAGTGATGATATTTTAGTATTGATGATAGAAAAGTAATGCTTTCTTTTAGCAATCTTGGTTCTTTGGGAAGATTGGGGAACCAAATGTTCCAGTATGCTGCTTTGAAAGGAATATCAATGCACAATTCCACAGACTATTGGTTTCCTCAAAATACTTCACTACACGAATGTTTTAATATTCCAAGGAAAGAACTGAAAATTTATTCTCCATTTTTAGAAGAATCTACTTATGAATTTGATGAAAAAATTTTTAATTCATCTGAGGGAGACTTATATGGATTTTTTCAGACTGAAAAATATTTTTATCATATTGAAAATGATTTGAGGAAAGATTTCACTTTTCGTGATATAATCTATAAAAGTTGTTTTCATTATCGAAAAAATGTTCTTTCAGAAAATGTTGTAGCAATTCATGTTAGGCGTGGAGACTATATAACTGATCCAAATTTTGTTTTATTAGATTATGATTACTATAATGATGCTCTCAAATATTTTCCTGACTTAGAAGTAATGATTTTTAGTGATGATATAGAGTGGTGTAAATTAAATTTTATTGGGAGTAGATTCAGATTTTCCTGTTCTAATAATCCATTTATTGATTTATGTTTGATGAGTCTTTGTGATTATCATATTATCTCTAATTCGTCATTTTCGTGGTGGGGTTCTTGGTTAGCAAAAAGTAAAAAAACAATCGCCCCCAAAAACTGGTTTACGGGAGAATACTCAACTTGGAATACTAAAGATTTGTATAGAAAAGATTGGATACTTATATGACAATTTCATTAATTTGTGCTTGTAAGAATAGAAATGAACCATTACAGATTGCACTTAGTTCTTGGTTGTTAAGAACAGAGATTACTGAAATTATTATTGTTGATTGGAGTTCTGAGAAATCATTAACACCACTTACAAAAATAGACAAAAGGATTAAAGTAATTACTGTACTTGATCAAAAATATTTTAATCAACCACAACCTCTTAACCTTGCTGCAAGTATTGCAACAGGAGATTATATTTTAAAGGTTGACTGTGATTATATTTTCAGTCCATACTATAACTTCTTTGAGACTTATAAGATCACAGAAAATAGTTTTGTATCTGGAAAACATAATATTAAAAATTATGAAGTTTTTGATGGTGAGGGATATGTTGTAGATAAAAATAATATGAGTTTATTGGAACTTGTTGAGTATGTAAACTCATATAGTCCAATATTTAAACACTTGATTGGTCTTCTTTTTGTTTCTAAAAAGAACTTTATAAAAATCGGTGGTTACAATGAGAATCTTGGTAAATACTATTCTTATGAAGATGATGAAATTTTTCATCGACTTAGGGTTCTTGGATTAGAAGAAAAAAAATTAAATTTTGATTATAATATACTACATATCCCACACTCCGATAAAAAAAGAATAGAAAACTTTGAAGGTTATAGTCAACAACAACTTAATGAAATTAAAAATTCATTGTATGATGATGATGAAAAAACAAGGCAATGGGATGCAGAATACATACTTACAGTAGAACATATTGAAAATAATAAAAAAATAGCACCATTAAGTGATAATTATTATGTCGAACCTCAAACACAATGGAATATTCAACAAATTGACGAACAAATCTATTATGCAAACAAAATAATGATGAATAATAAACTTGAAAATTTTCCTTCAGTCTATTATGTTTCTCTTGAAGAATCTAAAGATCGTCAAGAAAACATTGAAAGACAATTTTCCGAATATGGAATTTCTCCAACAGCAATTTTATCCAAGAGATTTACGGAATCTGATGATGAAATTACTGGAAAGTTTTTAGATCAGATGAATGGTGGAACAATTGGATGTGTTGTTTCCCATCTAAAAGCAATACGAAAGTGGTATGAAGAAACTGATGAAGAGTATGCTTTCTTTTGTGAAGATGATTTAAGTTTAGAGACAGTTAAGTACTGGGATTTTACTTGGGAAGAGTTTATTAGTTCTATACCAAAAGATGCTTGTTGTGTACAACTTCTAGTAATTAGAAAAGATTACAATACATTTAATCTTCGTAAAAGGTATTGGGATGATTGGGCTGGTACGGCATATATTATCACTAGAAATTATGCTAGAGTTTTAGTTGAGAACTACTGTCTTGGAACTAAAAAATTTCATTTAGAACTTCCTGGATCTGGAAATGTACTAACTCCTCTTCTAGAAAATGTTTTATTTGAAACTTTGGAAGATGTGTGCTATAGTATTCCATTATTTGTTGAAGACATATCATTCAATACAACTTTTTCCCCTGAAGAAGACAAAGAAGTAAATGGATCTCAAAAAAATGGACACATAGAATCTTATAATACAGTTATTAATTACTGGAAAAATAAAATGAAATCTTTCAAAGTTGTTAAAAATGAAGATTCAAATATGAATCAAATTGAAACATTACTTACAAACTATAGTAGTGATCCAGAGAACGCCCAATATAACTTTAATCTTGGTGTATGGTATTGGAATGAAGGTCATACTGCTCCAGCACTTTCTTATTTTTTAAGATCTGCTGAAAGATCTGAAGATGATATACTCGCGTATGAAGCACTTCTGTGGGCACATCAGTGTTATGAAAAACAGGGGACAAGAGATAGTACCGCTAGAACACTTCTCCAACATGCAATTAATCTTCTTCCAACAAGACCTGAAGCTTATTTTCTAATGGCAAAATTTCACGGAAAACGTGAACAATGGACTGATGCATATAGTGTTTCCCATCAAGGTATTACTTTCTCTGAAAAAGAACTAGTTCCACTACAAAATAATGTAGGGTATATTGATACATTTTCTTTACTCTATGAGAAAGCAATTGCTGCTTGGTGGTGGGGAAAAGGAAATGAATCTAGAAAAATACTTCAAGAAATTAAAAATAATTATGAACTTCCAGAACAGTATGAAAAATCTGTTCAAGACTTATTAATGAGTTATGGTGTTGGTAACATACCTGATGAGATTATTAAGTATAATAAAAATAAGCATCATCAATTAAGATTTAAATTCCCTGGTTCTGAAACAATTGAAAAGAATTATTCTCAAGCATATCAAGATATGTTTGTTCTTGCAATTTTAAATGGAAAACGTAAAGGGACTTATCTAGAAATCGGAGCACAAGAACCTTTTTATCAAAACAATACCGCTCTTTTAGAAACACAATTTCATTGGAAAGGAATTTCTATTGAAATTAAGGAGGACTTATGTAAAATGTTTGCTGAACAAAGAAAAAACCAAATTCTTTGTAAAGATGCAACCAGAATTAATTATGAGAAACTTTTGGATGAAATGAATGTTGGAACAGATATAGATTATCTTCAAGTTGATTGTGAACCATCTAAAACAACTTTTGAGATCCTGACATCTATTCCTTTTGAAAAGTATAGATTTGGTGTAATCACATATGAACATGATCATTCTGTAGATATTACATCTTCTTATAGAGATAAATCTAGAAGATTTTTGAAATCTTACGGTTACGAACTCGTAGTCAAAGACGTTGCTTTCAACGACGAATATACATTTGAGGACTGGTGGGTTCATCCAGATTTAGTTAATTCCAATCTTATTAATCAAATGAAATCAGTGGAAACTGATGTAACTAATGTTGTTAAATACTTTTTTAATTAGGAGAAAATAAAGTGAATTTTGTTGTCTATAGTAAGGAAAACTGCCCTTATTGTCATAAAATTAAAACAGTTCTAGAATTGACAGGAAGTAAATTTGTGGTGTATAATCTTGATGAGCACTTTACCAAAGATGAGTTTTATGCAGAATTTGGTGAAGGATCTACGTTCCCCCAAGTTCTTTGTGACGATCAAAAACTAGGTGGATGTACTGATGCAGTTAAATTTTTAAAAGAAAAACAAATTGTCTGACGTAAACATAAATAATAATAACCGCATAAATCGCGGCGTTGAATTTTTTTTAAGTGGAGGGAGAAGAAAGCAAACCAAACCTTTCCATATCATCTTTGAAAAGATGGTTTGCTTTCTAAAGAGAGAAGTAACCATCTATTTCGAATTTTCCTTTACATCAAGGAAGAAATAGTAGTTTCCCGGAGAAAACCTATGTTAGCAGCAGGTCTAGTAATTGGTTCTTTTGTAACCATTTTATTTTTTATTGTTGGAATAATGTTAGGATGGGTTGCACGAGAGTACATGATGAACTACAGGGAAATTCCTAAACTTCATCCTGAATGTTATGATGAAAACGGTAACGTAATTCCTGATGAAGTTGTTGCTGTAACCTTTCAAGAAGGGTTTTTTGATGATTATGATGAATATGATGAAGATGAAGAAGATTAATTTATTTTTTTAATAACAGAGTATGACTACAACAAAAGTAAAAGCAAAGGCATCTGCACCGAAAGCAAAACCTGCAGTGAAAGTAAGTGAAGATTTACCAGCAAATCCATTTGCATTTGAAGTATTAAATCTTGTATCGAAGCAAAGATCTAATGCCAAAAAAATTGAACTTTTAAAGAAGTATGAACATCCTTCTATAAAGGCAATTTTTATTTGGAATTTTGATGAAAGTGTTATTTCTCTTCTCCCTGAAGGTGAAGTACCTTATGCAAGTGTTGGTGAGCAGAATTCATTTAGTGGAACAATGTCCGAAAAAATTGAAGATGCTGTTTACAAAATGAGTGAAATGGGATCTAATTCATTAGGTTCACAAGATCAAGGAAAATCATCAATTCGTAAAGAGTATTCGAAATTCTATAATTTTATTAAGGGTGGAAACGATGGACTTAGTTCCATTCGTAGAGAGACGATGTTTATTAATACACTTCAAGGGTTGCATCCACTAGAAGCGGAAATTCTTTGTCTTATAAAAGATAAAAAACTAGAAACTAAGTATAAAATTACTAAAGAAATTGTTTCTGAAGCATATCCTGACATCCAGTGGGGAGGTCGTTCTTGAGTATAACCAGTACTAAAGTTAAGGGGAAGAAAGTTGTGGAATGGACAACAGAAGAAAAGAAAGATATTCCCCCTAGATATGGGTGTGAAATATTACTAGAAAAAGCATCAATACAACAAATAAAAGATCCTTCTTTCCCAAATGATGCTTATGTAATAACTTATGAAATCAATGATAATACTTACATGGATCTTTGTCGTGGTACAAGAGTAAAAATATTTGATATGTACTATGATAAGTTTGGTCCTGGTGTAATCAAGAAAATTGATTTTGGGTATGGTAGAGTTAATCCTAAACTATGGGGTTACAAACCACCCGAAAAGAAAAAGAGAAAGTGAATTTTAAATTGCTGGGAAAATTTTCCCGGCAATTTTTTTGTCTGTTAAGATTTTTTAAAAACGTATCAAAAGTTACAAAAAAAAATGTATATCTATAGTAATCGTTGACTGGTAAACCCAGCGGAAGTATCCATTAGGAGAAGCAACGCAAATTTACTTTCAGTAAAGGAGCAGACCTAATGTCACAAGCAACTTATCGTGGTGCCAAGTATGACACCGATACTCGTAAAGAAGAAATGGTATCTAATTGGTTACTGATTATTCGTGAGAAAATTGAGAAAGAAAATAAACTCAAAGAGTCTCAATACCATATGGCAACACGTGAATGATTCAAAGGGAGGATTGACATCCTCCCTTTTTTTATGTAAAATGGTTGGAGAGAACATCAGTTTATGGACAAAGAGAAAGTAAAACTAATTGTTCGTAATCTTGAACTATTAATTGATGCTCTTAAGGTAGAGGTCTATTCTGATTCTTCTACATACAAAGAAAAAAATTCACCAATTATTTCAGATTACGACGAGATTTATGAAGATGATTGACAATCCTACAAGTAGAGTAAAGAAACTTGTAAAACTTCTTGAAAGGTTGGTTAAGCAAGATCATCTTTATACAGATGAAAAAATTAAAGAAATGAAAGCACAACTGCGAGTTGTAAAACAAGAACTTGCAGAACTAGAAGCAAAAACATCAAAAGGATTTGGAAAGAAATGAAACCAGAAATTAAACTTATCGCAATTACTCAGGGTGCTGGTGAGTTAGTTAATAAGAACGCTCAAGAAGTGATCTCTTACATCGCTCGCGTAAGCAATCCAAATAACCAACTTAACTTTGATACTGCTGCAGGTCTACTGCGTTATTGCATTAAGCACGAACACTGGAGTATTTTTGAGCAGGCATACATGACGCTTGAAATTAATACTACCCGTGGTATCGCGGCACAAGTGCTGCGTCATAGGTCTTTCACATTTCAAGAGTTTTCACAACGCTATGCCGACACAAATCTTCTTTCAGATACTCCAGTAATTCCAGATCTTCGCCGTCAGGATACTAAGAATCGTCAAAACTCTATTGATGATATTAGTGATTATGTTAAACTCCGTATGCAGGGTGAGATTTCTGAGTATTTTGCGGCGGGGCAGAGACTCTACAATGGTCTTCTAGAGCAGGGCGTGGCAAAAGAGTGTGCTCGTTTTGTATTGCCCTTAGCGACGCCCACACGCATCTATATGACCGGTTCTTGCAGGTCATGGATACATTATATCAATCTTCGCTCCGCACACGGAACTCAGAAAGAGCATATGGATATTGCTCTTGAGTGTAAGAAAATCTTTGCAGAACAATTTCCCTCAGTTGCTGAAGCACTGGAGTGGATCTAAATAATTTTGTCTTGATATCATAACTTATGGCAATTTATCCAATTATTAATAAAGAAACAGGTGAAACGAAGGTCATTGAGATGAGTGTCAATGACATTATGCAGTGGTATAAAGACAATCCCGAATGGACTCGGGATTGGTCCCAAGGTTGCGCTTCTCCAGGTGAAGTTGGAGAGTGGAAGAATAAACTCATTTCCAGAAATCCAGGTTGGAATGATGTTTTAGACCGTGCCTCAAAAATGCCTGGTTCAACTGTAAAGAAAATCTAGTATGGCAAGAAGAAAGAGAAGTAATGAATCCCAACCTATTGGGGTTGGGTTAACTGCTAAGCAAATGAAGAGAAGAAAACCTCTTAGTGCTGAATTTTTAATTGACATTGATCCACTCACGGAAAATCAAAAACGACTTTTTGATTCATATGCTAATGGTAAACATATTGTTGCATATGGTTGTGCTGGAACTGGTAAAACATTCATCACACTCTATAATGCTCTATGTGATGTACTTGATGAAAAAAGTCCATACGAAAAAGTATACATTGTTCGCTCACTAGTTGCCACAAGAGAAATTGGTTTTCTTCCAGGTTCTCATGATGACAAGGCAGATATTTACCAAATTCCATACAAGAATATGGTAAAGTACATGTTCCAAATGCCTTCTGATGTAGATTTTGAAATGCTTTATGGTAATTTAAAATCTCAAGAAACCATTAAGTTTTGGTCAACTTCATTTCTTCGTGGAACTACTCTAGACAATGCAATCATTGTTGTTGATGAATTCCAAAACATGTCTGGACATGAATTAGATTCTATCATTACCCGTGTAGGAGAAAATTCTAAGATTATGTTCTGTGGTGATGCCACACAATCTGACCTTCAAAAAACCAGTGAAAGAAATGGCATCATTGATTTCATGAAAATTTTAAGAACCATGCCCTCCTTTGATATTATTGAGTTTGGTGTGGAAGATATTTGTAGATCAGGACTAGTTAAGGAATACATTATTGCTAAAATGCAATCAAATATTGATCTATAATTGAGGATTTAATGTTCAAACATATTGATGTGACTCTTCCAAATCTAGAGCGAGAAACTATAGATGGTGTAAGATATTATAAAGTTCCTAATGATGACGAATTACTTAAATTAGTTTCTATTACTTCTGTAACAAGTCATTTCAATAAAGAAATATTTGTTAAATGGCGTAAAAAAGTCGGAGAGGAAGAAGCGGAGCGTATCACAAAAGCGGCAACAAGTCGGGGAACTGATATGCATACGCTAGTTGAAAACTATCTGTATAATAAAAATCTTCCAGAAGTTCAACCCATCTCCGATTTTCTATTTAAAATTTCAAAGTCAGAATTAAACAAAATAAACAATATTCATTGTTTAGAAGGTCCTCTATACAGCAAACAACTTGGAGTTGCTGGAACAACAGATTGTATTGCCGAACATGATGGTGAACTTGCAGTAATAGACTTCAAGACATCTAAAAAACCAAAACCAAGAGAATGGATTACGCACTATTTTGTGCAAGCAATGTTCTATGGTATGGCATATTATGAAATGACAGGAACGCCAATTAAAAAATTGGTGATTATAATGGCATGTGAGAATGGTGAATGTGTACTTTATGAGGAAAGAGATTTAAAAAAATACATGAAACTTGTAGTTGAGTACATCAAAAAGTTTGTTAATGATAGACTAGAACTTATGTCTATTGACTAATTCATTATTTTATCTTATAATAAATAATATATTGTGAAATTTTATGGAAAACATACTAGAAAGTCTTCTAGAATTTAATGTAGAGAATATGGAACCAAATAAAGAATTAGAACAAGCAATAGAAGATAAGTTTCTCACACCTTCAAGATTTGCCATAGAAATAGAAAAGATTGTTGCAGAGGAAAAATGTAACTATATCGATGGGATAGTTATGTACTGTGAATCTAATGGTATTGAAGTGGAGTCTGTTACCAAACTTATCTCAAAACCTCTCAAAGAAAAATTAAAATGGGATGCTATTCGTCTTAACTTTATGAAACGAAGTTCTCGTGCAAAACTTCCTCTATGAGTCCTTTTGAAGTTTATGTAAATTATCTTGGGTTGAAAAATCATTTTACAAATCCCAAGTATGATTATTTTAAATATCATAAAAAAACTAAAGCATCAATAACTTCTTTTAATAAAAGAAAAGATCGTTATTTTTTTGAACGAACTTCTAGAAAATTATCAGACAAAGAAATTGTAGATTTTTTATTATCAAACTTTGTTGCTGCAGATAATCCTCAAAATCTATGGATTGGTGAAATTATCAATTCTGGTGAAAGGGTATATTCTGAATGGATGAGAAGACAACAGAGTTTAAGTTATTTGTTCAGAGAACAATCTGAAGAATTGTTTACTCAAATGAAATTAGATGACGCTTTTGACTGTTCAAAGGGACATCCCCCAACTTTAAAAAGATTTCTAGGTGGTAAGATTTCTCTTGAAACCTTAGTAATCTATGATAAAATATTCATGTTCAGTAATATCTTTGACAAAAAACTTATGGATCCAGTGTGGGAAACCGTAAGTTTAAAAATAAAAAAGTATTCTCCGTTCATAAATATTGATATGTTCCAGTATAAAAAAATTTTAAGGACAATTCTCAATGAGTAGTTTTTTTGAATCCGAAATAATTCAACAAGAACTTGATGAAATTAATGATCTTCAAGAATTTCTTTACGGAAGTATTCTTACTTTTGGAAGTATGTCCAGAGAAGAAAAAATGGAACATATCGAAAAACTGACCCTCTTGCTAGAAAAGCAGAGAGTGATGTATACTAGGTTATCTCTTTCCGATGACCCAAAAGCGGTTGAAATGAAAGAGAACCTTCGCAAATCAGTTGCTCTGATGGGATTCCCACCAGAGACTGATATGAATTTCTTGTTTAATAGTATGACTCAAACTATTGAGTCACTTAAAAAATATCTTGACAAGTGACTCGATTCTTGATATACTATCCAAGTAATCCCCCGAATCCAAATTTATCCGAGGTATCTAAATGGGCTTTGCCGATCTAAAGAAACAATCCAAACTTGGTTCCCTGACTGCTAAACTGGTCAAGGAAGTAGAAAAAATGAATAACACTAGCGGTTCTTCTGATGACCGCATTTGGAAACTGGATGTAGATAAAAGCGGTAATGGTTATGCCGTAATCCGTTTCCTCCCTGCACCTGATGGTGAAGACCTTCCTTTCGTGAAACTCTACAGTCACGCATTCCAAGGTCCTGGTGGTTGGTATATTGAAAACTCCCTGACTACTCTTGGTCAGAAAGATCCTGTATCAGAACTAAACTCCGAACTGTGGAATAATGGTACTGATGCTGGTAAAGAAGTTGCCCGTAAGCAAAAGCGTAAACTGACTTACATCAGCAATATCTATGTTGTGAAAGATCCTGCCAATCCCCAAAATGAAGGCAAGGTATTCCTCTTCAAGTACGGCAAAAAAATCTTTGATAAGATTACTGCAGCAATGCAACCAGAGTTTGAAGATGAGACTCCTATCGATCCTTTTGACTTCTGGCAGGGTGCTAACTTCAAACTGAAGGCAAAGAACGTTGCTGGTTATCGTAACTATGATTCCAGTGAGTTCTCCTCTCCTGGTGCCCTTCTAGATGATGATGACGAGATGGAAGCAATCTGGAAAAAGCAATACTCTCTTGCCGAAATCGTTGCTCCTGATCAATTCAAGTCTTATGATGAACTGAAGAAGCGTCTTGATTCTGTTCTAGGTAAGAAGTCTTCTGCTCCTCGTATTGACGAAGAAGTTCAGGAAGAAGAAGATTATCGTGGTCCTGCTCGTGACCTTGATGATGACCTTCGCTCAGAACTGAACAGTCTAAATTCTTCTCGTTCTGCCTCTGTTGATGAAGATGAAGATGATGACACTCTCTCATACTTCGCCCGCTTGGCGGAATAAGTAATATATGATATAATAAGGGGAGTTTATAAACTCCCTTTTTTATGAAATCTGATTTTTATATTGATAGGATTTCAAAGAAACAGGCAGAAGATCTTTTACTTACCTATCATTATCTAAAAGATTTTTCAAAAGGTTATAAATCTGGTTATAATTATGGGTTATTCAAATCAAACGACTTTTCCCCATTAAATATTGGAGGACCTGTTGGAGTTGTAATTTTTACTGGACTTCCAGTACCAGAAATTGCAAAGGGTGCATTTGGTCTTGAAAGAAATCAACAACAAGGACTATTTGAATTATCACGCCTTTGCATTCATCCTAAAACACAAGAAGAAGAATATAACATTACTTCTTGGTTTGTATCTCGTTGTATAAAAAAACTTAGAAAAGAGACAGATGTCAAGGCAATCATTTCATACGCTGACAGCGATCATCATACTGGTACAATTTATCGCGCTTGTAACTTTAAATATGCAGGTCTCACAGATCCAAAGAAAGATTTCTATTATACAGACGGAACTAAACATTCTCGTGGCAAAATAAAAGGTGCTGAGGGAGAATGGAGAGACCGTTCCCGTAAGCACCGTTATGTTATGGTCTTTGATAAATCTTTGAGTTTAAAATGGATTTGATGCTCTGGTATTTTCAGTCTTAATCAATTTCTCATTAATATACTGTGATGATTTATCATAAGTCATCATTTTTCTCATATCTGTCAGCACTTGTTGTAGATAACTTGGTTTTAATACATATATTCCTCTCTTTTCATTATTTTTTAAAACTTCATACTCATAATTTGTAACTCCAGTTACTGGATTTAAGGTTGCCAAAGGATTATTAGGGTTAGGAATAGTAAAATCTTGATCTACTACTTTTCCTGCAGGAAGAATTAATTTGTCATTTAAATCTCTAACTTCAACTGTTTCATAATGATGAATTGCATTTAGTTCATTACCATAAACAGTTTCTGCATAATCATATACTTCTTTATCAGATAAAGGCCACTGGTTTCTTACATTAGTAATACCCGCACCAATTAAAACAACCCAGTCATATTGAGAACTTCCATAGAGTTCTTCTGCAACTAATTCTGGTCTTGATCCATCAGGTATTTGATACTTATTGAAAATAGTAAAAACATTCTGAAGATCGTCTCTAAGTTTTGCTCTTCTGAAAATATTTTTTACTAAAATATAATCATCAGAAGATTTTCTGTCTGATAAAAATGATTGGTATTGTAAATTTGGTAGTTCTCTAAAGTAAGACATTAGTAACCAACTCCAGTTCTTCCTTCTGTTGTATTGTAGTCTTCTGCGTAAATTGGACTTAGTTCTTGGAATTGTAAAGACAATCTCATATGAACTGGTGTTGCATCAGAATAAGTCGAATATTGACCAGATCCAGTATAGTCAACTGACATTTGAGTTAATGCACATGGTTTAAATCTATGTAAAAATTGGTGTTGTTTACCACCACTCATATACTGCAATTTAAATACATTTGGTGCTTTAATGAATAGACCATTACCAGTACCAGTTTGAGTACCTTTACTAGGTGTCATATTTGTCTTAAAAGTTCTAATAATATCTTTAATAATATCAGATTCTTTTTTTGATCTTGGTACTAAATCAAAAGAAAATTGAAATGCAGATCTTATTTGTACACCATTAAATAAAACTTCAACGTTTTGGTTGAATACCTGACCAGTTGCTCTAGAAACTATTTGATCAATTCCACCTTGTCCAGTTAATGCTCTTGCCGCAAGAGCAGCTGCCGTTGCAGCAACACCTTGCTGACCTTCACCACTATCTAAAATTCCTTGAGAATTTAGTCCAAGATTATCTAATGATTTCATCAATGATTTTGCAACATTGTCACTAAGAACTGCAGAATTTGCTGCAACTGCAGTAGCGGCATTTAAGGGATTCATTGTTCCACTAGACCAATCTGCAGCATTACTATCTTGTATATTTTGAGGCATTGGAAGAATAATTGTTGCCTCTGGGGTCTTGACTTTATTAGGATCTTTTAATGATGCTTCTTCTAATGCCTGTTCAGTTGTTCTTAAAGCAAAACCTCCTGTTAAATTGAGACCAGGTGCCTCATATTTAATAATTTGGATTTTAAAGAAATCATCCTGAGAACCAATGTTCTTTAGAGGATATCTGAGGTATTTTGCCATTTATTTTTTTAACTATTTATGGATTTCTAATCAATTTCCTATAAGGAACTGACAAGAGAGTATTGAATTCTTGAGCACTTAATTCATACAATCCACTAACAAGTCTATCTCCGTCTACAGTATTATATTGTCTTATCTTACCTAGGTGATAATTAAATCCTCTAAATCCTCTCTCTAAAATATCTCCCGCTTTAATTAAAGGATATCTATCGTATACAAGTCTTGGTGTTACTGCATAATAAACATAAGTATAATATCTTCCAGGTACTATAAAATCTCTTTTTGTGTCACTTATTAGTCCTAAAATTTCATCCATTAAATCATCTGGTTTTTCAATTCCAATTAAAGATTCTTTAAAGTTTTTTAATCTATTGGTTAGTCTTCTACTTTTTTTATCTCTTCTTGGTGATTTTGGATTTGCATCCTTATAATCACTATCGTTCTTGATGATAGAAATTAACTGTGTCTTTGATAATCTAGCGTACCCAGATATTCTTCCTTCCCCAGTTGCCGTGCTATAGTAGACAGAATATTTTTCTGCAATTTCAATAAGTTCTTGTTTAGTATAATCTGTTAGTGCTTTTTCGTATCCTGTAAGTGCCATTTTAGTATCTTATATTAAGATCGTCTTCTGTAAGTACTCTAAATTCCCAACCTCTATCAGCACAATACTCTTTAGCAACTTCCCATTTACTTTGATTTTTTGCGTACTCCATTACCTCATACAAGTATCCTTTTGTTTGTCTTTTTGGTTTTTGTGGAGGTGCCGTCTGTCTTTTTGGTTTAATCTCTACAAGATATGATCTTATTTTTCCATCTGAACACTTTTCTCTGACAAAAAAATCTGGGAAGTATCTATGAGGTCTATTATCTAAAGGAGATTTATACCAAAGGAATATTTCTTCACTTGACCATTCAATGATATTTTCGTTATTATCCAAATATTTCATATACTTTCTTTCCCATAAAGATCTCCATATAACAGAGGTTGGATCACCTTTGTATTTTTGTGGATTTTTTATCTTATATTTTCCTTTATAGGACATCTAAATAACTATAACACAAGACTTATAGTAGGTATTTAGAGTGGCAACACCACGCAAGATATCGGATATTAAACCACTATTTACAAACCTTGCACAAACTTCACATTATCAAGTAATATTTGGTGGTCTTCCGTCAGAATTAAAAACATATCTTAGATCAAGAGGTGTAACCTCAAGATTTATTGCAGAAGATGCTGGATTGTTGTGCTTTAATGCCATACTACCAACAACTCAACTTGCCACGGCAGATATAAGAGGAAATTATACTGGTATTACTGAAACTTTTGCTCATACTAGACAGTATCCAGATATATCATTAGAATTTTATGTGGATAATAACTATAAGGCATTGAAGTTTTTAGAACACTGGATGGAATTTATTGCCAGTGGATCTCATAATCCAATAGATGGGTTTAATGATCCAATAAACCAGAATGTAGACACTGGTTATTTTATCAGAATGCAATATCCAGAAAATTATAAATCAAACAAAACGAGAATAATTAAATTTGATAGAGATTATAATGCAGAAATTGAATATACATTCATAGGATTATATCCATATAATATTGCTTCAATTCCTGTCAGTTATACTTCATCAGAATTATTAAAAGTTCAGGCAACATTTAAGATTGATCGTTATGTTGCTGGAAGAGCATTGAGTTTTGATATATTCAGAAATGAAAATAATAATAAAGAACCAAGTCAACCACAAAAACCAGTTAACCAAGAAATTAAACCACCAACAATTTATAGAACTGGTCAATCACTTGGTAATGAGAGTGGTGTAAGAGGTGTCAATTATACTCCAGGAAATGTCAATCCAACGGTGATCTAATAAATAGAAGCAACTGAACTGAAACAAAGAATGCTTCCTAAGATTGCAACTCCTTCGTATACATTAGAAATTCCATCACTAAAAAAGGAAATTAAATATAGACCCTTTTTGGTAAAAGAAGAAAAAATTCTCATTATTGCTATGGAAAGTGAAGATCCAAAGCAGATTGCCGAAGCAGTTAAAACTGTAATTTCCAATTGCATTTTAACAAAAGGTATTAAAGTGGATCAACTTTCTACATTTGATATTGAATATCTTTTCCTTAATATTCGTGGTAAATCTGTCGGGGAAAGTGTTGATGTACTAATTACTTGTCCAGATGACGGAAAAACACAAGTTCCGATTAGTATTAATCTTGATGATATAGGTATTATCGTATCTGATGATCATTCTAGAGACATAAAACTGGATGATACTCTTACTTTAAGGATGAGATATCCTTCAATGAAAGAATTTATTAAAACTAATTTTACAACTGATTTTAATGTTAGTGTTGATGATACTTTTGATATGATTATATCCTGTATTGAACAGGTATATTCCGAAGAAGAATCTTGGGCAGCATCAGACTGTACAAAGAAAGAACTTGGTGAATTTGTTGATCAACTAAGTCCAAAACAATTCAAACAAGTTGAAAAGTTTTTTGAGACTATGCCTAAACTATCTCACACTATTAAAATTAAAAATCCAAATACTGGTGTTGAAAGTGAGGTTGTAATGGAGGGACTTTCTAGTTTTTTCGCCTAGGAATGGCTCATGAAAATCTTGAGTCATATTATAAAACAAACTTTTCTCTAGTACAACATCACAAATATTCTTTGACTGAAATAGAAAATATGATCCCTTGGGAAAGGGAAATCTATATTGCTCTTCTAAAGCAATATATTGAAGAAGAAAACATTAAAAATTCACAATAAATACAAACAAAGATACAATAACTAGCAATGGCAGAATTGGATCCCGAAGTAGTTGGTAGAACTGGTATTGATCCAGTGACGGGATCCATATTGTCACAGGATGTCAGAAATGCTCTTATGAAAAGAGCATCTATTAATTCCTCAATAATGCGTGAGGAAAATATTAGAATTGAGAGACAAAGGGCAGAAGTAGATAGTCAAAATATTGCTGCTGCTCAAGGAAATCAACTAGCATTGGTTGAATTAAATTCTAATATTGAAAGTCTTAGAAATGAAATAACAAAATTAGGAACAGGTCTTGCTGGAATATCAGTTCTTCTTCAGCAAGATAGTTTATCTGAAGAAAATAGAATAAGAGCGCAGCAAGAAAGAGATAGAAGACTTGCTGAGCAAGAAATTAGAATAGGAAAAGAAAATGAATCTGAGCAAAAAATACAGAATTCAATTCTAGAACCTGTAGAAAAATTAACTCCTAAAGTAAGCAATATTTTTTCTAGTATTGGTACCGCTCTTAGTGCATTATTCTTGGGGTGGATTGCAAAAGAAACAATAGATCTACTAGATATAAATCAAAAAGAAGGTGTAGATAAAGTTAATGATATTAAGGGGAATGTCTTAAAAAATGTTGGCATTCTTGTTGGAGGACTAGTAGCAATTAAAGCAGGATTTGGTTTGATAATGAAAACCATTGGTACAATTGGAAGTTTTCTAACAAAACTTTTTATTACTAAACCACTTTCTGCCGCATTGAATTTGATGCCTGGAAGAAAACCAAAAGGTGGTGGTGCCGTGGGTGGTGGAATTACTAAAGGTATTACCGTTATCAGTGGTTTAATGAACTTTTTTAATAATGAAAATGTTGATGGTTTATTAGCAGTTGCATCTTTATTGGGTCCTTTTAAATTTGTAAGAATGGCTGCTGGTGCTGGATTTATTGCTGATGAAATTGCAGAAGCATTTGGCAGCAACATTTTTGAAAATAACAAAGTTGCCGACGACATTGTAAATGCAGCAAAAAATTTAACAAAAGAAACTACAAATAAAGCTGCTTCTTTATTGGGTATGAATAATGCAGACAAAGTGCCCAATAAAGAGTCATCTTCTGCGAACATGACTTCATCACCATCAGTGGTACCAGTCACACCCATGATGAACACAGATACAAATAATTTAACAACACAAGCATCAGATTCTGCTCAAAATACTCAAAGTCCAGAAGTAACTTCATCGGCAACGATGATACCAACTGCAGTAGTTTCACCACCAAAACCTGAATCATCATCACCAATTATGCCAGCACAGGTAATGGCACCACCTAAACAACAACAAAATGTTGGAAGTTTACCAGATCCAAAACCTAGTGTCATTTTAATGTCTACAATTAATCAAAATAGAAATCAAGAAAGTCTACCAGTCACTAGTGGAGCACTGAGTGATGTACCACTAATAAATCCTGCAAACCCTGATAACTTTTATGTATTATACTCACAACTAAACTATAATGTGGTGATGTGATATGGCAATATTAGCAGATACTCTCAGAAAATCATCAGTCAATATTAACAATATATCTAATTCAGTTTTTTCAACAAAAAAATCTGTATCAACTGTTGGAACTTCCGTTAATAATATTTCAAAAACAATTTCAAGAAATACTAGAGTAAAAAATGAACTGTCGCAACAATCTTCAATTCTTTATTATAGAAGAGTAGAAGCATCGAAAAGAAGAGAAAAAGAAGATCAGATAGAAGCATCAAGAGTATCAACTTTACCATCAAGAGGTCTTAACTTTGCATTGAACAGTGAAGGAAGTCCATTAAGAAGACTATTATCATTTCTTGGTTTTATAACTGCCGGATGGATTGTTGAAAATATTCCTACTTGGATTTTCATGGGAAAAGAATTTGTTTCTCGTGTAGGAAAGGTTGGTTCAATGATGAGAGGTTTTATAAATTCTTTATCAGATATATTCACCTCATTCAACAATACTTTGTTTTATAGTTTGGATGCTATTGTAAGATTAGATTTTAATGAATTTAGTGAAGGTAATGTATCAAGATCTTTTAGGGAACTTAATTCATCAGTTGCAAATTTAGGATCACAAATATATGAAGGATTTTCATTATTCACTACACCACTTACAGAATCTTTAGAGACTGGAGAACAAGCACCTGGTTTAGGGGAACAAAGACAAGGAACATTATATCCAGAATCTACATCTACACAAGCACCCACATACACTGGTCCAGAAACAACTTCCTCAGGAGTTCTTGATCCAAAAGCAGGATATTCCTATCTTAGACAATTAGGAGTATCTCATATACATGCTTTAGGTATTCTTGCAAATATAAAGGGTGAAAGCGATTTTAGAATAGGTGTAAAAGAATCAGGAGGTCCTGGTATCGGTTTATTCCAATATTCTAGTGCTGGTAGAAAAGAAGCATTCTTAAGAGCAGTTCCGGATTATAAAACCAACTGGAAATCACAAATAAAATATGCAATTGGTGAAGATAGGGGTCCAGATTATTTAAAAAGGCAATTTTCAACTCCAGAAGAAGCAGCATATTGGTGGATGGATAAATGGGAAAGACCTGCTGCGGAAGTTTATACCCAAAGAAATCAAAAACATAATAGTTTTATTAGATCTTTCAAACCAGGAGCATCATCACAACCACCAAAATCTACACAACCACCAAAATCTACACAACCAAAAAGTCCATTGGATCCCAAAAAACTTGGTTTAAGTATAGGAGATAGAGCAGGTTACATTAAAAGTAGGGGAAGAGATCATAGAGGTAGAGATATTGCAACTACCTCAGGAACTCCATTATATCCAATTACAGATGCTGTTATCACCGATTCTGGGTGGTATAACGGGTATGGTTATAGTGTATTTTATGTTGATTCTTCTGGTATTGAACATATGTATGCTCACATGAATTCTCCATCAAAATATAAAAAAGGTGATAAAGTATCTTCAACAACTATTATAGGATATGTTGGAAGTACCGGAAGATCTACAGGACCACATTTGCATTGGGAAATATCACCAAGAATTGGAGAAGTTGGACGCCCTAGAAAAAATGTTATTGATCCATTGGAATATGGTTTTAGTGCATCATTACCTTTTATCGGAAGTCCATCTTCTACAACAATGGCAAGAATATCTCCTAAATCTCAAGAAACAAAACAAAGAGTTCCGGAGAAAAAAAGAACTAGTCCAAAAGTTGCCATAGTTGATGATACAAGTCCTATACAAGAAACTGTACCATCTTACTCAACAACTGCTGCACAAATTTATAATGTTTCTGCTACAAGTGATTTTAATATGTTAAATAACTTTATCAAGAACAAACTTCTCCTAGATTTGGCGTATCTATAATGTCAATTATTAAGTCCATATATGAAGAACTAATATTAGAATCAAATGATCAGTCAAGAACTATCGACATTATAGGTGGTGCAATTGCTTTTGAATATTATGAAGACATATTTTCACCCACTATTACTGCAAAACTAAGAGTAGTAGATAATGGAAATGTAATTGCCCCTGCAAATAATCCAGATGGTGACAAGCAATCAATTTATAATGGACTTCCATTAAGAGGTGGAGAAAGAATATCATTAAAAATTGCAGGCAATTCTTCAACAAATCCTGGATTAAATTTTTCGCAAAATTCAAAAGATTATTTTTATGTTTCCAGTATAACTGATGTAATTTCAGAAACAAACAGAGAAACATTTACTCTACATTTAGTTTCTAGAGAAGCAATAACAAACGAAACAGTTAGAATTGGAAAGAAATATCCAACAAGTATGACAATCAGTGATTCTGTTGAGAAGATATTAACTGATTATTTAAAAACTGATAAGATAGGTACTATTGATAAAACGTCCAATAAGTATGGATTTATTGGTAATATGAGAAAACCTTTTACAGTCCTGATATGGTTAGCATCTAAAGGTGTACCAATAAGTTCTGGAAATGCAACTGCTGGATTTTTATTCTATCAGACTAAAGATGGATTTCAGTTTAGATCTATTGATGAATTAATCTTACAAAAACCAAAAGCAACTTATGTCTATAGTGAGGCATCAGATTCATATGATGAAAATGAAAACAAAATAAATAATGATTTTAAAATCTTAAACTACTATACAAATAAAAATCAAAACCTTATTGAAAAATTAAAACTTGGTACTTATGCAAGTCATAGAATGTTCTTTAATCCATTAGATTTTAGTTTTTCAAATTATGAAGAAGGGGTTTTTAAATTAAATGATTATTCCGGTAAAGCAAAAAATCTTGGATCTAATTTTAAACTTCCTTTACTTTCAGAAGGATCTGATAAAACTTTAGGAGATGTACCAACAAGAATAATTACTGCAATTTATGATGTTGGTACAATGGAAAAAGATGTTTCAAAAGAAATAAATTCAGACCAAGTAAAATATCAGTCACAATCTCTCATGAGATACAATACATTATTCACACAAACATTAAATGTAGTTGTACCATCCAACACAAATTTAAGAGCAGGTGATATTATTGAGTGTAAATTTCCCAAAATTACACAATCTGATGCAAAAGAATTTGACACCGAACAAAGTGGTCTATATATGATAAAAGAACTGTGTCATCATTTTGATGTTGAAAATTCTTATACTTCCATGAAATTGATCAGAGATACTTTTGGCGTTAATGTAGAGGAAAGAAAAGATTAATGTTAGATCAATCTTTACTTCAGAGTAATTTTATTGGAAGAGATGGATTTAGATGGTGGATTGGTCAAATCCCACCACTTGAATCTATGGGAAAGCAAGTAGAAGGTGGTGGATGGGGAAATAGATTTAAAGTTAGAATTATTGGGTATCATCCTTATAGTGAAGCAGAACTTCCAAATGAAGATCTACCTTGGGCACAGGCATTAATTCCAACAACTGCTGGAAGTGGTGCTGCAAATGCAGCAACAGGCGTTCAATTACAACCTGGTGATATTGTACTTGGATTTTTCTTAGATGGTGACAATGCCCAGATTCCAGTTATCTTAGCAACTTTTGGTAGAACATCATCAGTACCATCTAAAAATTATACATCTCCATTTGTACCTTTTACCGGATTCAATAGTAAAATTGAACCTAAAGGAGATGTTGTTGCAAAAAGTGAAAATAATGAGGTAACAAAAGATTTTCAACCAACTCCGGCAGCAATACCACCAGAATTATCAGAGCAAGCAAAGAAAGTATCTGAAAGTGATGCAGTAGGATCCGAGATTATTCTTGCAAATACTGTTAATAACACAAAAGTAGATGGGATAAAAGCAGAAGTTAAAAATCTACTAAAGAAGATAAGAAGATTTTTAAAAAAAGCACAGAACTTTTTAGGAAGAATCCGTCAAGAAATTAGAAAAGCAGTCGATAAGATTGTTTCACTTGCTAATGACTTTGTTGGACAATCTTTTAACTTCCTATTTAAACAATTGGAAACTCTTTTGAAAAAGGGATTAGATTTACTGTATAAAAAAGTATATGCTGCAGTATTGGCGGCAACTGCAAATCCTGCGGCGGCACATTTGGCTGGAGTGGCGGCACAAACTGCAATGGTAGAACCAGTCAAACTTCTTGAGGATGCCATTGCCTGTGTTGCTGGATTAGTAATAGATCGTCTTAAAGATGTTGTTTCTGATTTATTATATTCTGTAGTAGAAAATATTGATAGATTTGTGAGTTGTGCTGCAGATCAATTTGTAGGATCTCTTTTAAATACTATTATTGATACAATTGAAGGTGGTCTTTCAACAGTTCTTGGTGGTGTAGAAAAACTATTACAATTCTTCTCAGATTTTAGTGTTGGTAATTTATTAAGATCATCTATCGATGCTCTTAAGTCTGTTGGAATTGTACTTGATTGTAATCAAAGTGGTGATAGTTTCCAAGGTATGATTAATTCGTGGGTAATTGGTGCGGGTGCAAAATTCCAGGGATCTGAACCTTATCAAAATATATTAGAAGTTATTAATTTACAGAACACCGGACAAAATATTAATGATATCTTAAATTGTTTTACTGGTGCAATTAATAATGCTTCTGCACCTATAGTGAACATTTTTGGTGGTGGAAGTTCTGGATCTGGTGCTACTGCTGTTCCAATCTTTGGTTCTTATGTTGAAGATGAAAATGGTATCACTAGGGCAAGTATTATAGGTATTCAGGTTACAAATGGTGGTTCTGGTTATACATATCCACCATTTGTAGAAATTACTGATGATGCTGATCAAGGATATGGTGCTATTGCCAGAGCACTAATTAATGATGATGGGGAGGTAACTTCAATTTACATGGTATCTGAAGGAGAAAATTATACACCTTCAGATATTATAGAATATTCAGTCAATAAAGTTCTTGTTGAAGTTGGTGGAACAGGTTATATTGATGGAGATATTGTGGTTGATAATTTAGGAAATGAATATAAGACGCAAATTGTTAATGGATCAATTTATCAAGTAGAACCTCTAAATAATGTAGTTCAGTCACTTCCAGTTCTTTCAGTTAGAACAGAAACTGGATCTGGTGCAGTTCTTCGTCCACTACTTGGAAATCCAGATTTTAAAGGTGAAGTTCAATCAGTTGTTAATTGTGTAGTCTAAGATGTCAGTAGCAGAAAGACCAGATCAAAATATATACGCAAGACAATTGATGAGTTTCAATCCTAATTTTAGGATTGATAGTGCCAATCCACAAATGGGATTAAGTGGTACCGATGTTTATAAGATTTATGGAGCAACGACAGATTTACAATCATCTATTTCATTAACGACTGGTGGTTTATTTTCAATTAAGAATGATAGAACAATTGAAATAATTGCCGGAGAAAAGAATGAAGGAAAAAGTGTTGATGTTGTAATTGTTGGAAAAAATGGTGACGTATGTATTACTGCCGATAGAACAGGAAAAGTTCGTATTAAAGGTAATAACATAATGATAGATGCAGATGAAGATATTCATCTGAAAGCTGGTAGAAGTATTAATATGATATCTGGTTCTGGAAGAATCTTAATGAAAGGAAATAAAATAGATGCTTCCGCAACTACTGGAACATTGATGCAGAGTATGGGTCAAAGTTTTGTTGCAAGAGTTTTCGAAGGTAGTTTTGTAGGATCGGACGTTATTACTGGAATTACTGGTGGTATCTTAAACACAGTTATTAACACGGTACTCTAAAATGTCAGACATTACAGTATTTGGTAATCAGGCATACTTTAATGAGGATGCTAAATTCTTTAAAGATGTTTATGTTTATGGAACTTTATATTATGAATTTGAATCTAGATCATTAGAAAAATTTGGTGATATTGAAGTATTAGGTAGCGCAAAATTTTTTGGTGATGTTTATATTGATAAGTATTTGTCTGTAGGTATTATAACTGCAAGAAAAAGACTAGATGTTGGTGTTGGAGGAACTACATTAGTTGGTGATGCTATCTCTGGTAAAGTTGGAATAGGAAGTACAATTCCCCAACAGTTATTAGATATTGCGGGAAATATAAAAATTGATGAGTTTATTTACGATTCTGTAAATTCTCCAGGATCAAATGGGTATTATTTAAGTATGGATGAAGAGGGTATTCGTTGGACTGCCCTTGAACCTAGTTTTACTGAAGGAATTTTTGTTCAAGATGAGGGTGTTTATATTCCAACGACAGGAATAGCAAAATCTTTTAGTGTATTAAATTTTAAACAAATTAATAGTCTTGGATTAGGTACAGATAATATTATTCCAATTCCAAATCCAAATAATCCCAATTTCATTGCGGATATACAATCCAAAGATTTGTGGGGATTTACATCTGAAGGAAATATCTACAGAATGACTAATGTTGGTATTCAAAATAGTAATCCATCAGCAACTTTAGACATTGTTGGATCTGTTCATGCTACCGGAGAAGTTGATTTTGATTCAACACTAAATGTAGATGGTGCTACAACTTTACAAACAACACTAAACGTAAAAGGATCTACCGACTTAGATTCTACTTTAAATGTAGATGGCGCTACTACCCTTAATAATACATTAGATGTAGATGGTGCTACTACCCTTAATAATACATTAGATGTAGATGGTGCTACTACCCTTAATAATACATTAGATGTAGATGGTGCTACAACTTTACAAACAACACTAAACGTAAAAGGATCTACCGACTTAGATTCTACTTTAAATGTAGATGGCGCTACTACCCTTAATGGTACATTAGAACTTAATTCTTCTTTAATTGATATAAACAATAGTACTGCAATCGGAAAATTTGATTATCGTTTATCCTCTGTTGGAACTGGGGTATCTTGGAGACCACCTGGAGTTCAGACTCAGAACGCAATATGGGTCACTATGGATGGAAATGATTCTAATAGTGGACTATTGGAAGGTGATGCTAAAAGAACAATCGGTGCCGCGGCTGCAATTGCCCAAGAAGGAGATACTATTTTTATTAGATCAGGAGTTTATCAAGAAAACAATCCAATTGGACTTAGAACTGATGTTTCGGTATCTGGACAAGATTTAAGACTTGTAACTATTGTTCCAAATAATTTACAAAAAGATATTTTCCATGTAAGAAGAGGATGTTTAATTGAAAATATATCCTTTGCATGTACTAATGTTTCAGTTGCAAATACTGGTGGTGGTGCAGTAGCATTTCCTCCAACAAATCCATCAAATTATGCAGTTTCTGGATATATTGCACCAGGACCAGCAACAGAGGGATCTACTGGAAGATGGAAGAGTCCATACGTAAGAAATTGTACAAATTTCATGACCAAAAGTATTGGTATGAAGATAGATGGAAATCATGCAACGGCATCTACGATTGGTGCTGATTTAAAATCTATGGTATGTGATTCTTTTACACAATATAATGAGGCGGGTATTGGAGTATCAATAACAAATAATGGTTATGCTCAGTTAGTCTCTATATTTACCATCAATTGTGATATTGGAATATTTGCATCAAGTGGAGGATCTTGCGATCTTACAAATTCCAATTCATCATTTGGAAATTATGGATTATATGCTGTAGGTTTAGGATCTACAGAATTTACTGGTCAGGTAAGTAGATATCCATCAACAAGAACAGCAGACGGTGTTGATGCTGGTTCCGATACAGTCACTTTTACAAATATGAGGGACTCTATTGGTAATCCAAGAAGACCTTATGATGGACAAGCATTATTCTTCAAAATAGATTTGTCCAATTATTCAGATACTATAACTACAGGATTAGTCAGTACTATTCTACAAGAACCAATGGTTAGTATTGATTCTATTAAAATTATTAATGGTGGTTCTGGATATAGTGCAGCAAATCCACCATCTGTCATTATTAGAGATTCTGATGATTTGACACAACAACCAAAGGGTCCTCAAGGTATAATTGCTGAGGTAAGTCCAACAATTGATCCTGTGTCTGGTGAAATTACTGCGATTGATGTCATTAATAGCGGTAGAAATTATTTACCTACACAAAATTTAGAAGTATTCATTGATGGATCTGGTGGTGCAGTTGCAGAAGTAATAACACAACCAATTTATTATACCGTTGATGTTGCAACTGAACCTACATTATCTGGTGTCACAACAGTCACCTTTAATGAATTTATTCCTTACGAATTATTTGGAAATGAAGATGTGTCTTTAAAAAGAATTAGTAGAATTTTAACAAGTTCTCATTCTTTTGAATACATTGGTACTGGAACAGATATAAATATAGCAACACCCTTTAAAGGTGCTATTCCCATTAAAGAAAATGAAATTGTTGCTTTGAATGGAGCACAAATTCCATTCACAAGTACAGATCAGAAAGGAAATTTTGACATTGGTGAAGGATTTCAAATAAATCAACCTACAGCAACAATTCGGGGAAGAGATTTTAGTAAAGCAATACAAGCAGAAGTCACACCTTTAATTCTTGCGTTGAGATAAAATATGGCAGTAGCACCTCTTAATAAATTTTTAACTATAGCAGTTCCAGTTGCACCAGGAGAACAGACTGTTTATACAACTCCTGTCGGTGTATCTGCAATTGTTCTTTATGCTCAAGTAGCAAATGTTGGGGTTAATACATATCCAACAATTACTTTTACGCACAGAAGAAAAAGTACATCTGCAAGAACCGCAGGAAATACTAGAAATATAAGAGTAATAAAAGATGCAGAAATACCACCAAATGATTCTTTAATAATTATTGATGGTAGATTAGTTTTAGAAAGAAGTGCAATTGTTTCTGATTCCATTGTAATTGAAGGATCTCAAACAGGAATAGTGACAATTACTAATTGTTTATATGATAATAACACTGGTGTAACTACAATTACAACTTTAACTCCCCACAATTTTAATGTAAATGATGAAGTTACAATGAGTGGATTGGCATTTACATGTAGTGGAACATTTGGTCTTACAACATCCATTTTTCCATCACCACAACAATCATTTGTTATAGATAATATTATTGGTAGTGTAGGTACATCAAAAACATTCGTAACTAATTCTGGTGTAGTTGCTGGAATTGCTCATACATATGTGAGTGGTGGGTTAGTTGCCCCATTACAAATGGAATTTATTTGTAGCATACTAGAAAATAGTACAGTATAACTATGACAAAGTATTTGAGTGGAAGGGTAAAAAGAACACCACAGAGTAATCTTTCTACAGATAGATATTCTTACTTGGGTCTTAGTCAAGCAGAACCAAATTTAGGTGATCCTGTTGCAATTTATCCACCTCTTCCACTAGGACAACAATATCAAATTGTTTCTGTAGAAGGTTATCCTGGAGAAAGATATTGGGTTCCTATAACTGGAGGATTAATTCCCGGTTCTATTAGTTTATTTGAAGAAGGAAGTCTTGTTGGATCACTAAGCAGTATAACACAATTAAATTTTGTTGGAAATAGTATAAATGTAAATGCAATTCCACTTGGAATTGCCGGAACTATTACAGTCTCTCCTCCAGGTAATAATGGTGGAGTATTATTTAAAGAAAATGGTGATTTTGCAAATTCTTCTAACTTAATATTCGATAGTAATGTAGGAATTTTAACAGTTGGTTTCGGATTAAATGTCGGATATGGTGGAACTATATTTACTGCAACTTCACTTGGATTGGTTGGTATTAAAACATCAAACCCAACTCAAGAATTAGATGTTAATGGTGATATAAGATTAAGGGGTACAATATATGATTATAACAATAATCCAGGAAGTAATAATCAAATATTAACTAAAAATAATTTTGGTGGTCTTATATGGGTAAATCAAAGCACTATTAGATCGGGTGCTGGAGGAACTTATCAAAATATTCAGTTTAATAATTCTGCGGGAATTGTTGATGGAGCATCGAATTTTGTATATGATGAAGTAAATAATAGAGTTGGAATTGGAAGTACTCAACCGCTATATCTTTTAGATGTTAATGGGTATTCCAGATTTACCCAACAAGTTGATATTAAAAATATCAATGTATCTGGTGTTTCTACATTACAGTCATTGGGTGTAACTGGATTATCTACTGCAAATAATTTACAAATATATGGTATTAGTACACTTAATTATCTGAATGGCACTGGTGCAAACTTTAGTGGAATAGTAACTGCAACTAAATTTATTGGATCAATTGATGTTACAAATCTATATGTAACTGGCATAGCGACAATTACAAATCTTGGAGTGTCTGGTGTTACTACAAGTAAAAATCTTCAAGTTTTTGGTACATCAACTTTCAATCAAACAAGTACCACAAATTTAAATGTCACTGGCATTTCAACCCTAAATGGTGCCAAAATTAATAATATAACAATTGGTGGTAATAGTATTACTACACCAATTGGAAATTTAATTTTAGATTCATCTTCTGGTACAACCCAAATTAATGATGCTCTTTATATAAACGATACCACAGAATCTATATCCAAAGATAGTGGTTCACTTATTGTAGAAGGTGGAATTGGTGTAGAAAAAAGCATAAACATTGGGAATAATGCAAATATTTCTGGTGTTTGTACAGTATCTTCTGGAATTTATATTGAAGGACCTTTATATGATAGTACAAATAATGTTGGATCTGCATCATCAGTTCTAATATCTGTAGGTACTGGAGTTAGTTGGGCTAAAACTGCAGATGTAGCATTACAAGGTATTCAAGGTACTCAAGGTCTCCAAGGATTGCAAGGTAGACAAGGTACTCAAGGTCTCCAAGGATTGCAAGGTAGACAAGGTACTCAAGGTCTTCAGGGACTTCAGGGTACTCAAGGAACTCAAGGTCTTACAGGAAATCAAGGACTTCAGGGATTACAAGGTACTCAAGGAACTCAGGGTCTCCAAGGACTTCAGGGTACTCAAGGAACTCAAGGTCTTACAGGAAATCAAGGACTTCAGGGATTACAAGGTACTCAAGGAACTCAGGGTCTCCAAGGACTTCAGGGTACTCAAGGTACTCAAGGTCTTACAGGAAATCAAGGACTTCAGGGATTACAAGGAACTCAAGGAAGACAAGGTACTCAAGGAACCCAAGGTACTCAAGGTCTTACAGGTTCTACTGGAGGTACAGGTCTTCAAGGTACTCAAGGAACCCAAGGTACTCAAGGTCTTACAGGTTCTACTGGAGGTACAGGTCTCCAAGGTACTCAAGGTCTTCAAGGTACTCAAGGTCTTACAGGTTCTACTGGAGGTACAGGTCTCCAAGGTACTCAAGGTCTTCAAGGTACTCAAGGAACCCAAGGTACTCAAGGTCTTACAGGTTCTACTGGAGGTACAGGTCTCCAAGGTACTCAAGGTCTTCAAGGTACTCAAGGAAGACAAGGTACTCAAGGTTTTACAGGTTCTACTGGAGGTACAGGTCTCCAAGGTACTCAAGGTACTCAAGGTCTTACAGGTTCTTCTGGAGGTACAGGTCTTCAAGGTACTCAAGGTGCTACTGGGTCTACTGGTATTACTATTCGTGATGAAGGAAATCTTGTAGGATCTACAATTACAACACTTAATTTTATTGGTGATGCAGTTACTGCATCATCTCCTTCATCTGGAGTTGCAAATATTACGGTTACTGCAATAGGAAATGTTTCAATTGGAGTATCTCAGGTTGGTTATACTTGTTCTCCTCCTATTACATCAATTGGTTCTACCATAGTCATAGCAGAAGATAGTAATGCTTATGGTAGAAGATATATACAATCATCGCAACCACTAACCGCTTGTAATGGTGATCTTTGGTTTGATACTTCTTCATCTACTTCATTAGTTCCAACCGGATCAGTAATTTATTTTGCTACTTCAACTGCACCCAGTGGATATTTAACGTGTAATGGTGCTTCACTAAGTACAACAACTTATTCATCTTTATTTGCCATAATTGGTTATACATATGGTGGAAGCGGAAGTTCTTTCAATCTCCCAGATTTGAGGGGTGAATTCATTCGCGGTTGGGATAATGGTCGTGGAATAGATTCTGCTCGTGTATTTGGATCTGCACAAACACAATCGTATCAGTCTCACAACCATGGAATAACTGATCCAGGACATGCTCATAGTGGTTCTACAAACACAACTGGAAGTCACACACATACTTATGGTTCTAACTCAGAGTCCTTGGGACCTGGAGATGGTGGAGTAGGATATCCATTATCATCTACATCAACAGGTGCTGCAGGTTCTCACAGTCATACTCTAAGTATTAATGCAAATACAACCGGAATTACTATCCAAAATAATGGTAGTACTGAAACTAGACCTAGAAACATAGCACTTCTTCCCTGTATTAAATTTTAATTAAAACCATGAGAATTTATCACTATCATCCAGAATATAATCATTTTATTTGTGAAGGAATTGCAGAACCATCACCACTAGATCCTCCTGGAGTATGGTTAATTCCTGCACATGCTACTGGAATTGAACCTCCACAATTTTCTGAGGGTTATATTCCTATTTTTAATGGTGAATCTTGGGACATAATAAAGGATAAAAGAGGAATTTATTATAATAAAAATAACGGTTCTCAAATTATAAATGATAATCCTCTTATAATTCCCGAAAATTGTACAGAAGATGTACCTCCAGAAATTTCTGCAGGAAAATATTTAATTTGGGAAGATGAATGGATTTTAAAAGATATTGTAGAAACAGAAATTTTTAATAATTTAACACCACAAGAGAAAATTGAGTCATTGGGTTTAACAATTGATGATTTAAAAGTTTTATTAGGATTATCTTAGATTTGGATAGTAGGAATATAATATGAAATTAAGACAAAATAATACTTGGATTGATGTAAATGCTTATATTCGACAAAATAACCAATGGGTTTTTGTTAATAATATTTCAGATGCAAATGAGTTTTTATTAATTATTTCACAAACAACAACTAATCTTAATCTACAAACTACTTTTAATAATATTTTTGGCGCAACAGCATGGACTTCAACTAAAAGAAAAAGAGTTATTGTTAATTCTGGAGTTATTGTAGGTGCTACAAGCACGGCAAACTATGCTTTAAATATTCCTTCTGGACTAGGTGGTAGTTTAAAAATTGAGAATAATGGAAGTATTCAAGGTGCTGGTGGTGCAGCAAATGGTGGAACTGGAGGAAATGCTATTTTTGCAGGTTCTAGCGGAATTTCTATAAACAATCAAGGAACGATTTATGCCGGTGGTGGAGGTGGAGGACAAGGCGGTACTGGTGGTCAAGGTTCTTATACTACTACTACACAAACAATAGTTGGAGATCTATCTGCTTTTGGTAGTGTTGGTTCAGGACAATGCAATTCTCTTTGTTCGTTTTATTATCCCGGAACTTATGGCGTATATAATGGTCTTTGTTACTGTGCAGTAAACTCAACATCAACCGTTATAACTGCAGGAGGAACTGGAGGTGCTGGTGGAGTGGGACGAGGATATAATCAATCTTTAACTGGTGGTTCCTCTGGAAGTGCTGGTGGAACTAATGCTGGTAGTGGTGGAACTGGTGGTGCTGGTGGTGACTGGGGTAATAATGGTTCAGCAGGAACTGCAGGTTCTAATGGAAATTATACTGCTGGAACTGCAGGTTCTAGTGGTGGACTATCAGGGTTTTATATTGTAAATAATAGTAATGTTACCTGGATTTCAACTGGAACCAGAGCAGGTAGAGTAGGATAAATAATTTCAAACCAATTTGATTGATATGAAGTATAAAATTTTGGAAATTATGCCTGCTCAAATTCGGGTAGAGTATGAGGATAAAACTTGGGCGATTGTTCCTATTAGACCAGATGCTACATTAGAAGATATTGATGATGCAGTATCGAGATATGATAAGGATTTTTTACCAAATCCAGAAACTTTAATTAATAAAAATATTTCTGTTGGTGATGAAAGAACATCAACTAAAAAAATTGTAATAAATGACACAAATAATTCTGGAATTGGATCAACAGAAGTAATTAATGACAAGATAATATCTTTTGGAGCATATAATCCAATTAATGCTGTTTTGATAGGAAATTATTATGCTGAAAGAGGAGATAATAGAATAAAAGATATTATAGATCAAAAAATACAAGAATTTGTTTCTGATTCATCATTCTCTGTAGATAATGTAATTTATGAGTTAACTTATGACCCTAATGATATTTTTATGCAGGCAGTTAAAGAACTAGAAAGTGGGGCAACCGCAAATGGATGATAGAACACGTCAAGCAGTTGATAAAATGAAAATATGTTTACAATGTGAACATTTTTTGAAATCAACCAGACAATGTAAAAAATGTGGTTGTTTTATGCCATTAAAGGTGAGAATTCCTAGACAAAAATGTCCAATTCAAAAATGGTGAATTACTTTTAAATTTTCCCCCTTGACACCAGGACCAAGACCCCCTATAATATGGGGGTAATCAAGCAGAGCACTCGATGCCTCCTCAAGAAGAAATGCTGACCCGCTGTGTGGTCGATACTATTGCTAGGAAATTTTATCTATATTCTAGTGAAGGTAGTGAACGGGTAGTTGAATGTGAGAGTGTAGATCAATTCATGAATGTGTTAGAAGTGGTCCGATCTCAACTCAATGAAGATACTGTGAGTTATTCAAATCCTTTCTAACAATGGAAATCATTACAATAGAAGAACTTCAAAAAAACTTTGATTCTATTCTAAGTCGAGTAGAATCTGGAGAATCTTTTCTTATTACAAGTTCAAAAGGAAATCTTGTAATGACTCCATACAACGAATATCATCAAGTAGAAGATGACCTAATTCGTATTCATACAGATCACGAAGAAGGTTGTTGACAAAGAGTTCCAAATCCTCTATAATTGATTTGGTTTTATGGGACTGTTGCTTATTGGTTAAAGCCGTCGCCTTATAAGCGGCAGAACCGAGTTCAATTCTCGGCAGTCCTACCAGCCCGTGTAGTCCAATGGCAGAGACAGGAGACTTAAAATCTCTACAGTGTCGGTTCGAATCCGACCACGGGTATAAAAATAAATAAGATATATTGGAATATCAATATGTCTTATAAAATTACTCACGCATACTGTTGGTACAATAAGGGCAGTATGATTGTAAAAATGTATTTGATAAACGAAATACCTTTTACTTTTGACGAACTTCCAGAAATTGCATCTACGGATCCAGAGATGATGCAATTGGCAGACAAGTACAGGAGATACGAACCAGAAGATCTTTATAAAAATTCTTTCTATCTAATAGATGAGGAGGCACATCCTTGTCTATTTCCTGTAGATCTGGAGAATCCTGAAGATATGCCACAAGACGAATATTATGAATTTGAAGAAGAAGATCTGACTTCATAAATAACATGTAATAAGGTTTGTAACTAATAAAAAAATGACTTTGAATAAGTTAGACAATTTTATCCGTAACACCGAGGGTAGAATTTTATATGTTAATCCGAGCGATATAAATTCTACGGATGCAATTACCAATGATGGTGCTAGTCTAACGCAACCATTTAAAACTATTCAAAGAGCACTTTTAGAATCTGCCAGATTTTCATATTTAAAAGGAAATAATAACGATATTACCGAAAAAACTACAATATTATTATTCCCTGGAGAATACCTAATTGATAATAGACCTGGATATGCAATATATGATAATGGTGGAGCGGCATATGCTGTTTCTAGAGCAGGTGGTGTTGGTGTATTAGCAAGTTCAGTACTCTCACTAGGATTAGATTCTGTATTTGATTTAACACAAGAAGATAATATTTTATATAAGTTTAATAGTTATTACGGTGGTGTCGTTGTTCCAAGAGGAACTTCAATTGTAGGTTTAGACCTTCGTAAAACTAAATTAAGACCTAAGTATGTTCCAAATCCAACAGACCCAGCAGTAGAAAAATCTGCTCTGTTTAGAATTACTGGAGCATGTTATTTCTGGCAGTTCTCCATGTTTGATGGAGATGAAACTGGATTGGTTTATACAAATCCAGATAATTTTGATCCTACATATCAATCTGTTCCTACATTTTCTCACCATAAGTTAACATGTTTTGAATTCTGTGATGGTGTGAATAAAATTGGTACATATGGTCTAACAGACTTAGATATGTACTACAGTAAAGTATCTAATGCATATAATGCAATTCGTGATATTGATCAGAAGTTCCCAGTAAGTGAACTTGGATTTGCAAAACAGCGTCCAGAGTGGGAAATTGTTGGAGCATTTGCTTCCGATCCTATTAATATTTCTAATATTATTTCTGGTAATGGATCTGTAGCAAATTCTGTTGTTACAGTAACCACTAATGAAAATCATGGACTTAATTCTGGAACACCTATTAAAATTAAAGGTGTATCTGGATCTGGTGTAGTTTTCCCATATAACATTTCAACAAAAGTTCAAAATGTTCTAAGTGATACTCAATTTACATATCTTCTCCCAAGTATCGAATCATATCCAAATATCAACCCAAGTCCAAGTTCATCTTCTGCAACAGTAACCGTAGAAACAGATACAGTTTCTGGTGCATCTCCATACATCTTTAACTGTTCTTTAAGATCAGTATGGGGCATGAATGGTCTTCATGCTGATGGTAACAAAGCATCTGGTTTTAGAAGTACAGTTGTTGCACAATTTACTGCAGTTTCATTGCAGAAAGATGACCGTGCTTTTGCAAAATATGATAAGCAATCAAGATCCTATCAAACCATAAATGTAACACCAGTTTATGGTTCATCACTTTCACAAGGAGCATCTCAGACTAATTCTAGTCAGGTCTATCACTTAGATCCAGATGCAATTTATAGAAGTGGTTGGGAATCATCACACATTAAAATTAGTAATGATGCATTCATTCAAATTGTTTCTGTTTTTGCAATTGGTTTTAATAAACATTTTGATGCAGAAACTGGTGGAGATGCTTCAATCACTAACTCAAACTCAAACTTTGGACAAATATCACTGAATTCATCTGGATTCAAGAGAACTGCATTCGATAAAGATAATAATGCGTTTATTACATCTATTATTCCTCCAAGAGCAATTGACATGCTTGATGAGGATAAAATTGAATGGTTATCTTTGGATGTTGGATTAACCACATCTGTAGGTATTTCTAGTCATCTCTATCTTTATGGTTTTACGTCAGCAGACAATCCACCATCATCTTTAACCCAAGGTTATCGTATCGGTGCAAGAAAAGGAGATAAACTTTATTTCGATGCTGCTGGAAATACATATTCATCGGACATTTACATGTGCGATAATGTAATCTCGACCAGTGGAATTACAACGGCACTAGGAACAACAAGTTCAGTAAAAACATATAATGTATCTTCAGTATCTTCTAGTACATTTACAATTGGAACTCATAATTTACAGACTGGTGAAAAAGTTATTATTTTAAGTGATAATGGAGATTATCCAGAAAATATTGTAGAGCATAGGGTATATTATGCAATAAAAATTAATTCTACTCAAGTAAAACTTGCATCATCATATACTAATGCAATTCTTGGAGAAAGTATTACTGTTTATGGTGGAACTGATCTTAGTATTTTAAGTAGAGTATCTGATAAAGATTCTGGTGATATTGGTTCACCAGTTCAATATGATCCTGTTAGATCTAATTGGTTCATTCATACCAATACAAATAATGAGATTTATAATGCATTTACTTCTGGTGGTATCGCAACATTTGGTGTTTCAACAGATCTTGTATATGTTAACAGAATTGCTGACGAAAGAAGTCTAGATGAAAAACTTTATAAAATTAGAGTTGTAATTCCAAAAGAACTTACTAATGCCAAAGATCCAGAAAATGGATTTGTAATTCAAACTTCAAGTTTTACTGGTGCTAGAAATAATGCAGACTTTACAAGAACAAGCATTGCCAGTACAGATTATGGATATAATAAAAATCCAAGATTCATTAATACTTGTTCTGTAAGTTCTAACGTTGTCACAGTTATTTCAGAATTACCACACAATTTACAAACTGGTGATACTGTAATTATTAAAAATGTAACTTGCACAAACAATACAGCAGGTGAAGATAACTTAGGTTATAATGGTATATTTAAAATCAATGTCATTGATGACGTAACATTTACTTATTCTACCACTGATATTTTTGATATTGCACATGTTCCAGGATCATTTACTAATAATGTAAATGTAAGAAATACATTGCTTCCTAGATTTGAAAGAAATGATCTTCAAAGTAATCTTTATATTTACAGAAATGAAGTAATTTCTCCATACATTTACAATACACAAGATGGAATCTATCATCTTTATGTACTTAATGCCAATAATGCTATTGATTCAGAATTTACTGATCTAAAGTATGGTCAACTTCCAGTAGATCTTTATCCACAATTGGATAGAGATAATGCAGATGCAAATCCTCGCGCAGCAAAGACATTCGCTAAGCGTTCTCCAATTGGTGATGTTGTAACTAATGATCTCAAAAAGAGCATCACTAGAGAAACAGCAGACTTAATGTTGAAGCAAATTGGTATTGGACTTACCATTTCTTCAGTATCGTCTTCTGCTAATAGTGCGACTATTACTTTCGGAAGAAATCATGGTCTATCTGGAATTGTTACTTACAGTTCTTTAGTTTCTGGTGCATCTTATACTGACGGAACTTATTATAATGTAAAACTACTTAATGGGTCACAAACAGGAACTTGGAATGGTGCAACTGCAAAAGTAGTTGTCATTGGTGGTGCCGTTGTTTCTGCAGATATTATTGCAAATGGTTCTGGATACAGTGCTGGTCCACTCTATTTTGATCAAACAAAAATTGGTAGTGGAAATGGAAATGCAAGATTTAATGTTGCAATTTCTGGAATTTCGACAAATATTGGAGATGTTATTCAGTTCACTGGAGCAGGAACTACATCTGATGGATATTATAGAATTACTTCTATCCCAGCAAAAAATCAAGTATCAGTTGCAAAAACTTCTGGTGATCCAACTATTATTTCTTCTCAGTATGCATTTGTTGTTGGAAATTCTTCTTTAATTACAGGAACTACCTATAATTCAACTACTGGTATTACCACATTCACAACATCATCTTCTCACGGTTTAGTTTCTGGTAATAAATTTACTGTTATTAATTCAAGTAATAATAATCTTGGTGAGTTTATTGTAATTGATAAAACACATGTAACTCAATTTACAGCAAGAACAAATTCACCTATTTCAGCATCTAATGGTTATATTCTAAAACATGGATTATCATCTAATGATGGTGCATCTAATTCTGGCAGTGAGAGTATTGCTGCAAGAACAGTACCATTCTATGATAATGATACATTTACATTAACAAGTGCGGTTACTAGTGAATCTGTAATACAAATCAGTAGTTCTGGTTCAACTTCAAGTAGACTTACTTTAGGTTCTTATATTCAGGTTGATAATGAAATTATGAGAATTACGAGTAGTGATAACGCTACTCAAGTATCAGTAATTCGTGGTGCTCTCGGAACACGACAAGAAAATCATGATGCAAATTCATTAATTCGTAAAATTTCTCCTATTGCTGTAGAATTCCGTAGACCTTCCATCTTACGTGCTTCTGGTCATACATTTGAATATCTTGGTTATGGTCCAGGAAACTACTCTACAGGTCTCCCACAAATTCAGGTTAAGACGCTAACAGAAAGAGAAGACTTCCTAGCACAGTCCCAGGAGCGTTCCTGTGGCGTTGTAGTTTATACTGCTATGAACAGTGATGGTGATGTATTCAATGGCAATACAAAGACATCTGCGTCAAGTGGAGAGACCATTTCTTATGATATTCCAACTCCAACAGTAACAGGACAAGATCCATCAAAACTAAGTGCAGTATTTGATGAGGTAACTATCAAAGAAAGATTACTTGTAGAAGGAGGTACATCTGGACAAGTTCTTTCACAATTTGATGGTCCTGTTAATTTTAATGGTGATCTAAGAATTAAATCCCAATCAACATTTAGTAATACTGTAAGACTTACTAAAGGAACTGATTCATCATCCACAACAACTGGTGATTTGATTGTATTGGGTGGAGTTGGAATTGGAAAAAATCTTTATATTGGTGGAAACACAAATATTTCTGGTACATTTACCGTATCTGGAGAGACTACATTAAATACAGGCATTGTACCAGATAGTGACCTTGGTGCATATGTTGGTACATCATCTAAAGCATTTAGTGAAGCATATTTTGGTAAGATTAGAATTGCCGTTACCAATGACAATACTATCGATACTTCAACTGGAGATTTGTCATTGAGTTCTCAAACTCAAATTGTTAATGTAAATGGTGAACTTAGAGTAACTGGTGACATAACAGCATTCCATACATCTGACCAAAGACTAAAAGATAATATTGTACCTATTGAAGATCCTCTATCAAAAGTATTATCAATTAGTGGTAATACTTATAACTGGAACGAAAATTCTGGTAAAGAAGGTAATGATGTTGGTGTAATCGCTCAAGAAATACTTGAAGTTCTTCCAGAAGCAGTTGTGACAAGAGATAATGGATATCTTGCTGTAGATTATCAAAAAATCGTACCACTTCTTGTTGAGGCAATTAAAGAACTTTCTTCTAAGGTCGAAAATCTTGAGCAAAAACTATTAGATAAATAACTAAAAACCATATAAGATGGCAAATTATAAGAAGTCTTTTAACCTTAGGCATGGTGTTCAAGTTGATGATGACAATTTCATCGTAAACTCCAATGGTCTTGTGGGGATAGGTACTTCTGTCCCTACAGAATTTTTGGATGTTAGGGGTAATGTTGCTGTTTCTGGATTTTTAACTGCGTACAATTTAAAGTCTGTAGACTCGTATTCTTCGGGTATCAGTACTTCCAATACTATAACTGACGGTAAGTTAATAATTAATTCGGGTATTGTTACTGCTATTACGGGTGTTGTTACTTATTATGGTGATGGAAAAGGTCTAACCAACATCCCAACATCACAATGGATTGATGTTAATCCTGTTGGTACTGCATATTCTAGCATATATGCTGCGGGTACTGTTGGCATAGCAACAACAATGCCTGAGTATTTTCTTCAGATTGGAGACAATCCGGATGGTGGAAATGGAGTCGGAATAAACTCAACCGGAGATGTAAAAGTATCTGGTATTCTCACATCAGGATCTTTTGTTGGATCTGGAATTGGGATAACAGAAATTAATGCATCTAATATTAGTAGTGGTACATTACCAAACGCAAGATTACAAACTAATGTATCTGTAGTAGGTAGTGTAACATCCCCAATTTTTAATGGTAATTTAGTTGGTAATGTAACTGGAACTGCTAGTACAGCACAATCTCTTACAGGAACTCCGAATATTACAGTTGGAGTAATAACTGCATCTAAAATTATAACCGATACAATTGACGTTATTTCTTTACCAATTGGTATTACAACAATTGCCAATACATTACATGTTGGTGCTGGTGGAACTGGATTCTCTGCACTAAACTCTGGAAGAATTGGGGTTGGAACTGCTCTTCCATCATCAGAAATTCAAGTTAGAAAATCATCAGGATCTTTAGTAGAAATTATTTCTGATTCTGGACAATCCAGAATTAGTATTGGTAATTCTGTAGGTGTAGGTAGAAGTACTGCAGTATTAAGATTTGGAAGTCAATCCAAAACATTTGATATTATCAATAATGACACTGGAAATATTAATTTTTATTTACATGCTGGACCTGCTGGAATTAATACGGGAAGATTTGCCTGGTTATATGGACAGTCAAATAATGAATTAGCATCATTAACTTATGATGGAAAATTTGGTATAGGTATTACCAATCCATCAAATAATCTTCATGTTGTCGGTACTTCTACGGTTACTGGAAATGCATTCTTTGGTAATAATGTAGTTATTTCTGGAAATTTAACTTCCAACTCAATAACTTTACCAGGAATTATCAATAATACCAATATAAACAATTCTTCAGGTATTTCTACATTTTATGATGTAAATATTACCAATAATTTTGTAATTGATAATTTAGGATCTATTGGAGTACGAACAACTTCTCCAATTGCACCTGTTGATGCACAAGGTCAGTTAGGATTATTTGGATCTATTGGAATTGGAACAACATCTTTAACTTCAAATGAAGTATTAAATGTAAATGGTATTGCACTTTTTGACAGTGTTGGTTTTGGCACTAATGCATTATCAATATCTACGGTATTCGGAGAAATTCAATTCTATGGTAAAACGATTGATTTAAATAATAGTTCTTTAAATATCAGAAGCGAAAGTAATATTGCATTTGATACTTATGAACCAAGATCTGTATTTGACTATGGAAATGTTGGTTCTGCAAATACAAATCCATATATGATTTTACCAAATGTTCCTAATTCAACTTTAGTTGGATTGGCAAATACTGTGGAAGGATCAATCATTTACAACAGTACACTTAAACGCCATCAAGGTTATGGTAGTACTGATGGTGGTTTAACTTTTAAATGGCACAACCTTTACTAAAAAATAATAATGACTGCAGTAGTATCTAAGAATGGTCCATTTTATTCTACTGGACAAATTTCATTCAGTTCATTGAGAAATAATTTTAAAGAAGAATCTTCTGGACCAATTAAGGCATCAGAATTGTTAAAGAATACAAATTTATCAAATAAAAATCCAATCGTTCCTGATGCCACAGAAAACGATTCTATATCATCATCTAATAACCTAAAATTATCACAATTTAGAAATTCTATAAAATATTATTACATAACACAAACAGGAACTGATATTAATTTTGATATTGCCAATCAATCATGGAATTCTAATTTAAATAAAAATATTAAAAAATGGATGTATATCAATGGAACTTGTGGATCAAATTCAACATCCAATCCAGCAGCAGTATTTAATTCTACTGCAACCAATTTAACTATTGATGTTTCTGGTGTAATCTATGGTGCCGGTGGAGTAGGTGGAACTCCAACAACAATAAGTGGAGGTAATGGTGGTAATGCATTATCAGTAAGTTCCCCAGCTGGGAATAACATAGTTATTTTTGTAAGATCGACCGCAAACATTTATGGTGGTGGAGGTGGCGGCGAACGTGGATCAAATGGTTCGCCTGGAAGTAGTGGATATTGTGATACATATGATGAATCTGTGGCAAGCAGAATATATTTTCAACGATGCGCAGAAAGTCCTAACTCACAATTTGAATGTAATATTCGTGGATATGCATATCATGCCTATACAACTTGGGATGGTTGCTGTAGATATAGGCGTGGATGTGCAGAGGCAAGATGGGGAATTCGATGCTTTAACGCATACGGTGTATCTGGAGGTACCGCTGGAACTGGTGGAAATGGTGGACTTGGAAGAGGTTATAATAACTTAAGTGGTTCTTTAATAGGTGCAAATGGTTCTGCTGGAGGCGCACCAAACTGTCCTGGTGGTAGTTGTTGTGGTGCAACATACGGAACAAACGGGGAGACTGGTGGAAGTGGTGGAGACTGGGCGACAGCAGGGCAAAATACCAATAATAGTGGATCTGCTGGACAACCTGGAAGGGCAATATCTGGATCAAATTATTCAGTAGAAGGAACAATTAACTCGTCAACAATTAAAGGATTGTATCAATTAGTCTAAATATTTTTTTAATAATGGTAAATTATGGATGATAAGAAAAAATATCCATCATTATTTCAGCAAGGGAAAAATCTTGCAGGATTTGCTTGGGAGTTAATTAATTATATTGAAAGCAACCAAGATAAGGTTTTATTTGTATCCGATGAGGTATATAAGAAAAGAGTTCTTACTTGTAGGGAATGTGACAAGTATGATGAATTGAATAATCGTTGTATAGAATGTGGATGCTACGTTCCTGCAAAAGCAAAAATTATTTTAGATAGTTGCCCTTTAAACAAATGGGGTGTAGATAATTCGGATTGGGAAGAAAAGTTCAACTCTATTATAGAGGATCTTGGTAAAGATGTCAATGAATCTTGATAATTATAGGATATTTCCTATGTTTACTGTCCCATATCTTCAACTAGAAGTTGATCAATGGGATATCAAAAAGAAAAAACTTTTAGAAGTCATGAATTCTCATGACATGTGTTTGGATTCTTCAGTTTTAACATCATTTTATGATTCAACTAATGGAAAAACGGAACATCAAAATAAAATAATAGAATCAATTTTTGAAGATGAATTAAATCATATGAAAAAATCATTTGGTTTTAAATTTTATTCGATCCAACAATTTTGGTTTCAAGAACAATATAAAAACATGTATCACCCCATACATGACCATAGTGATCGAAATATAGGATTGAGTTCTATTTGTTACATAGATTTTGATCCTTTAGAGCATACTGCAGTTAATTTTATATCTCCATTCATTGATTCTTTTAGACTCGCACATACAAATTATTCCCCTCAAGTTAATTCTGGGTCTATGTTGTTTTTCCCATCTAATATTCTACACCAAACTTTACCAAATTCTTCAGATAAAGTTAGAAGAATTATCTCTATTAATCTAGATGTAAGATGAGTATTATTTTTACAAAAAATCATTATCCAGTTGCTAAGAAAATTTCTTGGGACGATGTTATTGAAAAAATATCAAAAGAATATACTGAAATGGTGGTAATCTGGAATGAATTCGAGATTCATCCACCTACTACTAAAAAATACACAAATAAAAATCTATTGACTCATGATGCAGTTCATCCTCCATCATTCTTTCTAAGGGGAGATTACCATCCAGGTACTATTGGAGAAACTTTTAATTGTGTACGTAATAATAGTGGCGTTAAAGTAATGCATACTTATATTTCTTTTGGTGATCAGAGTATGACTTTTGCGGATCATTATGATGATCTTGATGTTTTAATAGTTCAAGCAAAAGGAAAAGTATCTTATCGATGTACTGATGTTACTTATACTCTTGAACCAGGAGATAGTATATTCATACCTAAAGGTACATATCACGAACCTATAGTATCAAATCCAAGAGTAAGTCTAAGTTTTTCTTGGGAATAATCTTCCCCCCTTGACAAATCCCAATAATCACAGTAGACTACCTTTGTCCCGGTTGAAGATCAAATTATAAAAAGCTTTTAGACACTTTAAGAACTGTCCACTAACCTCCTTAACGGGAGGTTTTTTAGTGCTATAATAATCTCATAGAAACAAAGGACCATGATTCAACTTCGTTCCCACCAGCAAGAAGTCTTCTCTCTGATGCGTCAGCACTCTAAGATGCTGACCATTGCTCCCACCAGTGCTGGTAAGAGTATCATGATGATTGCCGATGCTCATCATCGTTTCTCTGAGGGTGGTGACAAAACCATTCTTGTTGTTGCTCCTAAGATTCTTCTTACTCAACAACTGAGTGATGAATTCGAAAAGTTTATCGATAGCGCACACATTGCACATGTTCACAGTGGTGATACGAATCATACTCGTATTACTGATTATCTGGAACTTGCTTATTGGCATGAGAAGACCGCTGGAAACAAACTGATTTTCAGTACCTATCATTCTCTGGATAAGATTGTCAAGGCAGAACTGGAACTGGATACAGTCTATCTAGATGAGTGTCACAATGCTGTCAACTCAAAGTTCTTTGATTCTGTCGAAGCAATTAGTAAAACTGCAAAGAACTTTTATTCTCTGACTGCTACTCCTAAATTCAGTCAAGTTATTTCTAAACCAGGTAACAATGACTCTGAAGTGTTTGGTAGCAAAATCCATAACGTCAAAGCACCTGAACTTTTGAAGAATGGTAGTATTCTTCCTCCTAAGACTGCTGTGATGCAAATTCCTGCCATCCGCGATTCTAAAGATGGTGCTGCAGAGCGTGATTTCTATACTCTTTGTGATTGTATCTTCAATGAGGATGACATGAACAAGGTACTGGTGGTTGCTCCCAACACCAAAGTCATGATGAACATGCTTTCTTCCACTTCTTTTATGGAAGAAATGCACGATAACGGGTATGAAGTCCTTCACATTACTTCTAAGCACGGTGCTTTTATTGGCAATCGTAAGGTTTCTCGCTCTGAGTTTCTTGACACTCTTGCTGATTATGGTGCTGATCCAGATCGTAAGTTTGTTGTTCTTCACATTGGTATTCTGACTGAGGGTATTAGTGTTCCTGGTATTCAGTCTTGTATTTTCTTGCGTCAACAGAACTTTATCTCTACTGTTCAGACAATCGGACGTTGCATTCGAGTAAATCCTGAGGACACTGCTCGTATGAAATCTGGTGATCTTCTGCCTGGTGATTTTGACAACTATCTGAAACCCTTTGGCAAGGTTGTCATTCCCGTATACAACAACAAGGTTGGTGTTGCCACTGCCCGTCGCGTAGAGAACGTCGTGGATGAGGTGTTTGTGAAGGGCAATTTCGTCGCTGATGTGATTCGGAAGTGATAGGGTAGGAGGACAGTCCATAAACCGTCTGAGCGCCTCACAGGACCCTCTGAGAGGTGCTATGATATATACATCAACACAAGAGGAATCCAATGAAGCATCGCGTTACTTGCATGGTTGGTGGCAAAGTTTTTTATGTTGAGTGTTATGCACGAAACATTCAAGAGGCAAAGCAAGTTGCACTGGCACAACATCCCAATGCACGAATCATGAGTGCAACTGCAACCTTCCTATGAATATCCAAAATTATGGTTTGTTAGATCCAGTTCCTTCCGACCCTGCGGGATACGTAACTAAGGATGGAACATGGGCAGCAGTACCTTTTGGTAAAAAATTTGTTATCCTCAACAATGGAGAACAAGTTCACATTGCAAACAACTACAAGACTGCAAAGTCTTATATTACAAAACAAGTAAAACAAAACAAAACCACCAAATCATCTTTAGAAAAATTTCTGTGAAACAACTCATTGCTCTTTCATTAATTTTTTGTTCCACTCCAGTTTTTGCTCAGGAGTATGCAACCATCAACGTAAACAGGTTGTGTGCTGATATTGTAGATATTCCTTACGCCTCAGATAACTTTACTGATGAGGAATTTGAAAAGTGGAAACAGTGTGTTTCTTATATTAAAAGTTTTGATGGGGTTAAATAGTAGTAGAATTAAGTAAATTTCATGGTTGCTCTAATTTTTTCGACAACCATTTTATCTTGTAGTCAACTACTATTCTTAATTAACAATGTATCTAAGGTTGTTGGATTAACGCAGCAACAAAAGATCGATCTTGTCACAGAATTACGTAAAACAATCACAACCTGCCCAATAAAAATTAATGGAGATTTTAATGCAAGAAATGGCAAAAAATCATGCAATTGATCTTCTTATCGAAGATGTCTACACTAAACACTCAGACACTCGTGTAAGGGCAAAAAATTTGGGATGTGAAACTGAAATGGATATTATTCGTGAACAGATTATTGACTTTTTAACTTCACTAAGACAATGACATCCTACTATCTTTGGTCTATTATATTCATAATATTTGCATATCTTGTAGTAACTGATAATAGTATTGCAACTGCTATTGTTTTGCTTTACAAGATTGTTAGGTTGTGGTATGAGAAGACCAAATGGTGGTTGATCTATAACCCATCAAATCCTATTGTAAAGTGGATTGTGTGGAGAAAAGCATTAAGACTTGCTAAGGAATTTGAAAAAGATTTGAAAAAGTAGTATAATTAATAATGTAATTGAGGATCATGTTATGTCCCGTACTTACAGAAAACTTGAAGGAATGAATCATTGTGCATTACGCCATCCTAAAACAACAAACGAAATCAAAAATCTAGTTGGTATTCTGCAAGACATTCAACACGAAGATTATCAAATTTCAGGAATTAATCATCTACACCATCGACTATCAAAAGTTCCTACTGCATGGGATGATAAGGTAATCGGTGCATATTATCAAGAGGATTATAAACTAGCGTAATGACATTCTCTACTCCTATAAAAGGAACAGCGTCCAAGAAAACCACTTTGAATTGGTGGGAGTATTGGATCGGTCATTGTTGGATGACTGGCTGGCAAAGTATCCACGGAGCATTCCGAATCTGGCGTGATCTAATGACCGACAACTATAAGGATTATGCTCTGTTGAAAGATGATGATCCTTTTACAGAATGCTATGAATGGTTTTGGGTTTCTCTTGGAGAAGATGAGTGTTACCCAAAATTTTTTCTTGAAGATTTGATGGAAATGTGTGATCGTATTGATCGTGGAGAAGAAGAACTTATTCCACTGGATGAAGATTTCTTTGATCGTCTCAAAAATCTTGTAGAAGACGTTGAACTTGATGAAGAATAATAACCAAAAGACACTTTCCAAACTGTCCACCAGGTGCCCACAAGGCACCTTTTCTATTGTATAATGTCTATATAAGAAACAGAACGATGAACTACAACTTCCCAGACATCAATCATATTGACGATGTGGTTCCTCATATTGAGGACCGCCAAGAGTTCAAAGTGATGGTAAAAGATTGGTACACTGTTATCAATTATATGGTTGCGTTTGAGGATACCTTCTCTCTCATTCGTGAACGGTCTCACTATAATATGAAGATGCGTCGTGAGTGTCGTGGTCTCATCTTCGATACCGAAACTGGTCAACTTATCTCCCGTCCTTATCATAAGTTCTTCAACGCTGGAGAACGTGATGAAACTCAACTGGATAAAATCAATCTCTCTGAACCTCACGTTGTTCTAGAGAAACTGGATGGGTCTATGATTCGTCCGATTCCTACCAAAGAAGGGTTCCGTCTTGCAACCAAAGCAGGAGTTACGGATGTTGCGATGAACGCAGAAGTGTTTATTGCCGACAAACCTCATTATGCGAAGTTTATAAATTATTGTATTGAAAATGGTCTAACCCCCATTTTTGAGTGGGTTTCAAGGAAGAATCGTATTGTGGTAGATTATCCAGAAGATAATCTAATTCTTACTGCTGTTCGTAAGAATACAACTGGGGAATATCTTCCCTATAAGTAATCATCTTTCCAAAATATTGGATAATAGATAATTCTGATATAGGAGATGTTTTACTTATAATATTCTTTGACTTACATTCGCCTATGGTAAAATCATTTGCAACATCATAATGCTCAAATATTTTTAGTAAAAGATTTACTAATCTTGTTCTCATAACTTTGATAGTTTGTTCTTTTGTTTGAGAACCTCTTTTGAAAGATTTTCCTTTATTCCAAGGTAATTTTCCTTTATTCTTACCTTTCATATTTTTGGAAATTTTTTCTCTTGTTGATTTTGATTGGAATCTTCTAACAGGGGGTCTATTATCCTCACAAATATTCATCAAAATTCCGTTATCATCAATTCCCTTTCTTCCATAATATGATATCATTTCTTTCTCTAAATTATACGCAATATCTTCCGTCAAATCTTTTTGATGAAAAATAATTATTGGTTCTGCACCATTTGACCTTATACTCTTTATTTTGTCCTGAACTCTTTTTGAAGATTTTATTCCTTTCAAGTGTGAATATGCTCTGTTTTTTCTACCCTTTCCAACATAGAACACTTGATTTTTTTCTGGGTCTACGATAAAGTAGACGTAATAATCGTTTTTCATCCTTCTTCAATAACACCACTCAAAGATTATTTATATGAAAACTCTCCTTGAATTGTCTGAAAATTTTGGTATTCCAGTAGTCAAAGCAATTGCTGGTGATGAAACCGACATCACTAAGGTTGTTGACCACATTCGCAAGTGGGATGATGGTGAGGGTGTAGTCATTCGTTTTGATGATGGTCATATGGTCAAAATCAAGGCAGATGATTATGTTCTTCGTCATAAGTCCAAGGATGCTATCAATCAGGAAAAAAACGTGATTGAGACCATTCTCAACGATGCTGTGGATGACTTGGTTCCTCTTCTGACCCCAGAAGATGCTAGTCGTGTTCGCAAGTTTGAGAAGGCATTCTGGACTTCTGTGGATGATGTTGCTTATCAAATGGCGAACCTCTTTATTGGTGGGAATACGATGTATCCCGAAAAGAAAGACTTTGCCGTGGAGTTTGTGCAGAAGATGATTCTTCCTATTCACGCTCCGATTATGTACGGGATGAAGGCAGGTAAGGGTGCAAAAGAGGTGATTGTTGATATGATTAGCAAATCGCTCTCTACCCAAACCAAAATTGACCAAAACCGCTGGTTGTGGAACGGTCTAAACTGGAACCACAACGAAACTAAAAACTAACTATTACTAACAGGTCGATGGACAACTTACTTATTGAACCAAATAAAACTATACTTGTTCTCAACGCAAGTTACGAACCCATCAATTTTACTAACTGGAAGAGGGCAGTCATTCTTCTCCTCAAAGAGAAGGCGCAGCGTCTGTCTGCCCGTGTTATTCGACTGGTCAATTATGTAAAGTTGCCCATCGAGAAAATTATGGCGAACAAACCATCACGTCATATGATTTACAAACGTGATGACCATATGTGCCAATATTGTGGGTCTATCAAAAACCTCACAATTGACCACGTTATTCCCCGTAGTAAGGGTGGACAAGACACCTGGGAGAATATGGTAGTTGCCTGTATGCCTTGTAATACTCATAAGGGTGATAAGACCCCAGAAGAATGGGGTAGACCTCTTTACAGAAAACCAAAGGCACCATTCAACAAAATGACACTTTCTCTGAATAAGAGTAATGTGTCTGAATGGAAGGAATACGTTTATAACTGAACCAGTTCTCAAACCGTCACACGGGGCACTCCAGAACTCTCTGGGTGCCCTATAATAGTATCATACACAAAGACACCTGATGACCCCACGAATTACTGCATCACAAGCAAAATCTATTGCTTACTATCAACACAATAAAACTAAAGAATATGTAATTCAAGAAAATCTGGATAAAATTTATTCTTACATTAGTGATGCTGCCCAAAAGGGTTCATATCATGTTGAGTTGCATTATCCTAATTATGGGGATGAAATTTCTCACAAACTCCGAGAGGATGGGTATAAAGTGAAAAAAACGGCAACAAATTATTTTCGTAATCCTGAAGAATTTATTGTAATTTCTTGGGAGAATGTCTAAAATGGAACTCATAATGCTCTGTGGTATTCCTACTTCTGGGAAATCCACTTATGTTCAAAAATTGAAGAAACTGGACTACTGGAAGGATGCCGTTGTTCTCTCTACGGACAACTATATTGAAGAATATGCAAAACGTGTTGGGCAAACTTATAATGAAGTCTTTGATGATGTAATTCCTGATGCTACTCGGGAACTTGAACTTCAACTGAATATGGCGAAGGAGAAGGGTAAAAACATTATCTGGGACCAAACGAATTTGTCCAAAAAGACCCGAAAGAACAAACTTCGTAAAATCCCTTCCTCTTATGCTAGAGGTGTGGTATACTTTGAGATATCCTTAGAGGAAGCACTAGAAAGGAATAAGCACCGTGAAGGTAAGTTCATTCCTGAGAGCATTCTGAAACGAATGTATCATCAACTTGAAATCCCAACTCGTGAAGAGGACTTTGATTATGTTGAAAAAACTAACACTCAAGGAACAGTATAACCATCATCTTGAATACACAAACGACATTGACCGTATTGTGAAAATCTTTGCCGACCGTGGTTATGAGATTACACATACTGATGCCTGTCGTGCGTGGGAATACTACTCCGATAGTATGTGTGCAGGTTGGATGATTTTGGATGAAGATGATGAAGTCTTTATGGATGTTTTTTGTTATTTTGAGGAAATGTGATAAATAATGATGTCTGTTGGTACTGCAATTCTCTACAGGCAAAGATTAGGTGCTCTTTTGGGCACCTTTTCTGTTATAAATACTAGTGCAGTACCAATAGAATAGTAAAGTAGTATGAACTA